CCGATCATCTAGGTTCTCAGCTACTGTTTGATAAACGGTCAATATTTCAACACCATTGTCACCAGCAGAAAAGCCGTACAGTGTGTTAAGCTTTCCTGTCATTGAATCTCCAGTTATCTTAACAGCACCCTTAACTCCTTCTCCAGACTCTCCTCCATCACCTATACTTGAAACAACAGCATCGGCAAGTAAAAAAGCAGTATTCTGACGAGTTATGCTTTGATATTCTTTTACCTCAGAATTGATCTTTGCTTCATCTACAGAATACTGCCCATCCTCACCAATGGTAACATAATCGCTACTGGTCCAGTCTGGAAGCTTCTCATTTGCTGAAGCTTCCATTCCTACCTTTAAGCGATTATAAAGCGATTCAAGCGTACTGCCTTTTTTTATTTTGGCAATTCCTTCGTTTAACTTTACCATTATTCTGAAACTTTTACTGTCTTTGATAAGAAACCAGATGTAGCTGCCTTATAAGAATTAATCTTTGATTGCAAGGCTACAAATTTTGCCACATTTGCAGGTGGTTGTGGCCCCATCATTGTTGGAGTCAACATAGAAGATAGGGCACCAAGCCAGTCTATCAATATCGTAGCCAATTGATTTCCAAGAACCGCTGGCTCAGTGGCCTTTCCACTTCCAAGATAAACACCTTGGTCATTGATTACAATTTCCTTGGCATCATACTTAGCAAGTATTTCTTTTGCGTCAAGAACAATTTGCGCCTTATCATGTAGTGCCTTAATCTGATCAGCTGTAACTTCAAAAATACTTTTTTCTTCATTTTTGTCGCTTTTTGCAACCTCAGTCTTTGCATGTTCTTTGGTGTACTCTGTATGAGCATGAAGTCCAGTTTTTTCAAGCTGGTCAACATCTGGAGAGTCTTCAGATTCCTCAAACTCTTTTGTTTCAGTTACGCCAATTATTGTTTTAGTATGAGTATCTATCTGAACTGTGTCTGCATGAGAATAAGCTACAACATACTCTTTCAATGTATCTGGATCGGTAGCAATAACAACATCTGAATTTAGATAAGGTATTGTTATGAGTCCATTGTCATTGTTCTGAATGGCAGACAAAAACACACCTTCATGTAATCCTACTGGTAATCCTTCATCCTTTGCCTGATTATTAGCAAGACTGTCATTGTACTCCTGGACATCAACCGTTCCGTACAGCTCATCATTCTCATCTGTATGTATTTTTGTAACATATCCAGAAATTCTGGATGTGTTTTTAATCACATTGTTCTTAGGATTTACAAGTTTATGAAGTGCAATTTGTCTAATTGCCTCATAAATTGCTTCATTTGCACTAAGATCATTAAACTGTTGGTTCATAATTATTTATTCTTTGGTCTGGCAATACAGTATGGAAGTTTGATTGTCTGTCTATATCCATCAACTCCAAATTTTGTATTTACCTCTTCAACAAGATAATATCCATTTTTTTCTGGTTGTCGAACATCAAGAACTTCAACCTTCTCACCAGATTCCAGATCATTATAATCGCCAAACAACGTTATTGTACCTTCTATACCATTCATATTGTAACCTTCAAAATAAGCTTCTGCTTCTTTAATAAGGCCTTCTTCAGATATGCCAATCTTGCTTGATGTGAATGGAATAACCGTATATTGGCTCAAATCAACATGGTCTCTTGTTTGCGACTTCAACGTTGCTCCAAGCTTCATTGCTTTCTTTGACAGTTTTGTCTCATTAAGCAACTGGAACTTCTTATGCTTTGTATCGCTGGCACCAGTCCATTCTGGATTCAGTCGAATTGTTATGCTATACTTAACTTCCTTCTGATTTTTTCCTGTACCTTCAAACTTAAACCCTTCGGCTGACACTGCCAAATACTTTGGGTCAGTGTGCATCAACTTCAAATTATCAGAAGCTACATGGTAATCAAACTGGATAACCTTCGGCTGCAACGATTTGTCGTTATTCACAATAGATTCAGCAGTCTTTGTAGAAAAATATGACCGTCCAACCTTTATACATGGATTACCGTCTTTGTCTGGCCGTATAAAGCAATACAACTTATATTTAGACCATTCAGTCAACAAGTCAGCAATTGTCAAATCATTACTTAACTGAATCTTTCCAATATTTATACTTATATTGGCTGTATCTGGATGAAGTTTCAATCCTGTTCCTTTAAGTAAGTTGTACTTTCCACCTTCTTTGAGGAAATCATTGACAGTAGCGTTGTTGCCTGTAGTTATTTTTCTGCAATTCTTTCTTTTTAAGTTGCTTGCCAGGTTCTCGCATTTCAACTCAATAGGAGTAGATACGCTACACTTGACAATATAGCCATCAAACTGAGGAGACATATTCCCGAATATCTCATCAATGTTATTCTGTCTGTCTTCTTCGCTTTCATAAGCACCAGTTTTGTTTCTGTAATACGTAAGATATATTCGAATACGCTGGCCAACCTTGAAATCTTTTGGCGTTGCAGTAGAAGATCCAGAACGTTTCTCAGTTATGGTTCCATCTTGCAATCTTTCAGTATAAACGTTTGTCGTACCATCGTCTTCCAAATCATTCTTTGTCATAGTTCGTTTTATGATGGTTCCACGAGGGAATCTTACAGACGCTGTTCCAATAAGCTTCTTGTAAGATTCCTCTATCTCAATACTCTCGCATTCACGAATAGTAAGACATCTGTCTGGAGACGGATCGTCTTTATCTATAATGTTCTTGTCCGCTGGTTCCCAAACCAATATTTTACATGCTAGAATATCAAGCCCATCTTGATAATGAACAGGTGTTGAACTTTCCATATCTAAATAGTATCTGCAATTAATGACTCAACTAATTGGGCAGCTTGATTTGCAGCAGCGGCCTTAACTTGATTCAACATCAATGTGGTCCATCCCTTCTTTTTTTGATGTGCTATTGTAATGTTTTGAGCATTAATTGTATCTGTAACAACATCAGCAACCTCATCTGGTTCAACAGCAACACAGGTAAATTGATAAGGCTGTACATTCTTGAAACCGTCATCTTGCCCCATCTGAAAGTCCTTGATAAGTATCTGTGTTACATTATATTGCTGAAACAATATATTGTACACTTTCAAAATACCCTTGTATTGCATCAACTTTACAAACTTCGACACATCCTCATAAGGATATATATCTTGATAATTGCTTACAATTTTGCCAGTAACGGTAAAATTTATATCGCCTCCAGAAACCAATTCCTTTCTTGAATAATCACGCCCCTGCACCTTTGTAAGAATCAAGTTATTTGAACTTTGAGAACTAACATTGGCACCAAGATCACAAAATGCAATACTTCCAGGAACTTCTATTTTGGTATTGTCAAATACACTTTCAGTATTGCCCGATTCATTTGTACTTAAATTCTTAATCTTATCCCAATATGTCTGGATCTCTAAAGTCTGCGTTTTGCCATCTTCTGTAGGAATCCAAATCAGAAGACCTTCATTTGCTGCCTTACCACGATATTTAAGGACCACGCCCATCTTATTGCGTGTCTCCTCATCCATCTTCTTGCCATTTTCGATTATTTTCTTAACCTCTTGACCTTGGTTCTGGAGATAAGCAGCCTTTGCTGATTTTCTGTCCATATTTCTTAGATAGCTTGGGTACAAATCATTTATTTTAGCAAATGCAGTCTGCATAAGTGTTCTCTTTGCTGCATATACATACATGCTCTCATACCCACGAGGAGAATAGAACTTTAATTGCCCATCTCTCTTCTTATAACGTGAGAGCGAAAATGCGCTGTTGAAGCCTAACTGTGAAACTCCAACAGCAACATTATATTGTAAATTTGAAAACAAACTCATTTTTATCCGATTACATTTTCGTTAAAATCTTGAACGACATCAAGCAATGCTGCCGCTAAATCTTGTTTAAGAGTAGCTACAGCAGCAGCCTTATGTTCGTTTGTCAAGTCAATTTTATCTACATTCATCAAATTGCCAATACGTACAATCACCTGCTTTGGAGCAGCCGCATTATTACTGTAATGGTTCTTGTATTTTGATTCATCTGCACCAGTATGAATACGGTTCAAAGCCTTATTTGTTCTTGGTGTCCAACGCTTTGTAGTTGTTGGAGTAACGGTTTCAGTAGGTTTCTTTGGTGTATAGACATTACCGCTAGCATCATACCATTGCGGAACCTTAAAAGGAGCACGTATTTCATATACATACTGTTTACCATTAAACACCTTCTTGTCACCAACCTTGTCACCGCCACCAAAACCTCCTGGAGATAAGGAGAAAGATGAACCTGCTGGGAAGAATCCTTCCCAATAATTTCTATCCAAGAATCGTGCGAACAACGGTCTATATCTCTCTGGAACCTCACCAATAAACGTTGCCAAATTTGAGAATGCTGAATTAACCACACCAAGGAAATCTGATATTGTCATATCAGCATTGCTCTGTCTTACACGCTTCATCCACTCTGGTGTACCAAAAACACCTGTAGGTGATCCGATGATATTCATCGTTCCTGTGATACGAGCGAATACATCTTGAATTTTCATAGGGTCTATCTGCTTTCCCTTATCGAACTCATCAAGAATCTGTGTATACGCAAGAAAGGCATCTTTCATGCTTGACATTACATAATTTGTAATATCAGCCGTAGCCTTTGAGAAATAAATCTGATGCTCAGTAGGATTCTCAAAATAATCTGGAGCAGCACCATAATGCAGAGTATTGTCTATCTGACTATTAGGGATATGGAATTGTTGCCATCCTTGATTGATGACCTTGTAACGCTCAGACTGGTTAGGAGCAACGGCTATTTGTTTCAGCATCCATTCACGATAGCCCTGCACTCTTTCGTTATTCGGGTCGGCACCTATCTTCATTAATTCAAGCTGACGTGCCGTATTGTCATCAATCATACCTCCAGGAGAAAGCAACAACTTATGACCTAGCAAATTCAAATACTGTTGATTAAATTGCTTTGTTATAAGATTTTTATATCCACTTCCAGCCTTCAATCCAGCCATTTGCTCAATAACTGGAGTATATTGCTCAGTTAAACTCTTTCCAAATATTTGTCCCCAAGCGTTCTTAAGACCTCCAATATTACTAAATGCTTCCTTGTAAATTTCACCATTGGTTGTTTCAAAGAAGTTCTTTCCCTTGTCAGAACCAGCCTTTGATCCATTTTTCTCTGCCCAATAACGCTTCCAATTATCAGCAGCAGCCTTTACCATTTCGTTCTCAGTAGCGATACGGCTACTGGCAGCAATCATATTTGCAGCAAACACATCACTCTCATTGTTCAGTCTCATTGACAAAGCCCCAAGAGTACGGAAGCTATTCGCCCATTCCACATTTGCATTGTATGCGTCTATTGTTGCATTGCGAGCATTAATAGTATAAATTGTCAAAGCAGCCAATGCACCTGCACCAGCAGTTATTAAGCCTGCTTTAGTAAACAACATCCACTTTCCTATATTACCTATAGTTGACAAAATACTAGCTCCACCAACTTTTGCCAATACACCTGTTCCTGTTGCGCCAATGGTTCCAGCTGTTTGTGCTGCAACATTTGCTCCACCAACAAGTCCCATCTGCATTGCGGCATTTCTAAAAGAAGCAAATTTACCCATGCCATACATACGTGACAATATATAAAACTCCTTAAATGCAGCCACACCAGATATAACCTTTGATGTAAAATTAGCAATTCCATACAATAATTGTCCCTGCAAAAGTCCACGGATCATCATAAATCCACTCCATATACTCTTAATGGTGCTTGCTCCCAAACTAAGCCACATGTGCCACTTAATCCAATCAGCAATAAAACTTTTACTCCAATTTGGCAAAGCATTCCAAACGCCCATAATAGCTTTAAACATGCTAACCATTGAATCAATAGTCTTCAAGAACAAATCCATCATGTCCTTAAGACCTTGTGCAAACTCTGGTGACTTCATAAGGGCTATCATTCGTTGCAAGAAATCTCGTATAGCATCTTGCATTTGCTCAAACCCCTGCATACCGCTCTCTGTAAATGCAGAAGTCATCTGATACCAAAGACCTTGTATAGTGTTCTTCTTCTCATCTGCCAGATTTTCAGACAAACCAATAGACTTATCTCTATTCAAATCTGTTACCTGTTTTACCTTATCTGCATTTTGAATCAATGCAAGCGCACCTGGTGCCGCTGTTACACGGAACATATTGTTAATAAGACTCTGGAAGTCACCAGCGGACAATGACTTGCGCTTCTCATTCAATTCTGAGAGAATTGTATTGAAATCACGCATATTTCCATTCTCATCCTTCACATTTATTCCAAGAGCCTTCCAAGCAGCCTTGCCCTTCTTAGTTGGGTTCATCATATTAAGGAGCATCATACGCAATGTTGTACCTGCATGTGAGCCTTGAATACCAGCATCTCCCAATACACCAAGAGCAGCAGAAGCATTCTCAAATGACATTCCAGATTGATGTGCAACTGTACCAGCATATTTAAATGACTCTGCCAAATCCCAAAGAGTTGTATTTGTCTTTGTAAATGTCATAGTCAATACATCGGCCGCATTACTCATACGCTTTGCTGGTATTTCATAACTGGTCATAATGTTAGTGGTCATATCAGCAGTAGAGCCAAGATCAGTATCGCCAACAATAGCCAAATTTGCAATTGGACTAATTGCTTGCTGAATATCTTCAACCTTCATACCTGCCATAGCCAAGAACTTACCAGCAGAAGCTACTTGTGGTGCTGTAAACTTAGTCTCAACACCAACTTGGCGCATAATATCATTCGCCTTTGCAAACTTTTCATCAAAGTTGGCTGAAGTATCATGAGTTCCAAGAATATTCTTTGTTGTTTGCGAAATATTATCATAAGTTGTCGCATCGTGAAATACCTTTGTAACTCCAGACATCAATGAACTCAGTCCGTATGCAACACCCATACCCTTAACCATCTCAGCAGCTACATTTGTACCTGTTGTTGCGTATGTTGGACCCAATACTTGTCGAACAGATGGGAACAAACTTCTATTTACTGGGGTTCCAGAAGATGTTCGTCTGGATGTGGTTCTTGAAGCTGATTGACCTGTTGCACTTGCGGCTCCAGCGGCACCAGCTGCCGCAGCAGAAGCACCTGTAGAAGTTTGTGATTTTCCTTGACGTGGACCAGATGCAGTTATTGTAATATTACTCATTGACTTAACCTGCTCGATTTTAGCAATGAGCTTATCAAGAGATTCCATCGCAGTCTTTGTACGTGCCTTTGGATTGATATATCTCTTGTTAATATTATTGATACTCTGCTGTGTATCAGAGATCTTCTTCATAAGGTTAGTCAAATCAGACTGCGCAGCTCGTGTATTGACCTTATTGCCAGTAAATGATGTAGAAGCATTTTTACCATTGTACACACCAGCCATAGGAGCAGACATCACCTTCTGAATTTTTCCTTGACTGATAGCATTTCCAGCAACCTTTACTTCATTAAGAAGGGCAAGTACACGAGTTAATTTTTGCTCAACTCTAGTTGTATCAACATCCATTTTGACATGGTTTCTGTTCAAAGATGCAAAAGCAGAGTTTACCTTACCTATGCTCTTTGAAACGACATCAAACCTCTTGGTCAAAGCTTCCATTTGCTGAGTAGCTTCCTGGAACTTACGAATTGATTCAAGAGCTGGTGTTGAATTGACGTTTATTTGATAATTAACTGTATAATCCATTGTTATTCTAATTTTAAAAGAATAGCTGAAGGTTGAAGTATCAAGATTAAAAAAGCCTCTTACCAAACTAGGCAAGAGGCTTCAAAATACAAAATAAATTATTTATTTACGCAAGCATTCCAAGTGCGTTAGCAGACTGTTTTATAACCATTTGCTCATGCAACCATAAAGCATCCTCTGAAAATTGAGCAAACAACTCATCGTCCAACTCGTCCACGTTTATTGCTGGAAAATAATGACGTATATATATCAGTCTTTGTCTAAAGTACTGACTGTCTTTTACTTTCCAGCGGTCGATAAATTTACCAGCTTGCTCTGGCGCAACTCAATGATTCTGCCCAACTGAGGCATGGTGCCATAAATAAATAATGAATCGTCCTTAACCAACTCCTTGTCACCATCAACAAAGCAGTCCTTAGCAAGTTGGCGCATAGCACCTGCCTGGTCCTTCTGTGAGAGTGAAAGGTATGTACTGAATGCGGTAAAAGGAGGCTGCTTGAAATAAGCTACATAATAAGGCTTCTCGCCAAACTCCTCATCACCAATAACCATGATTGGGAACACACGCTTCAGCTTAGGGTCAGCCTCACGAAGTTCCTTTACTTTTGCCACAATCTCTTTCTGGAGCTTCTCGTCCTCCATGTAATTTACATTTGCTGTATCAGTCATAACTTAAATATAATATTGTTTTTTATTTATGAATAGTGAGTTTAAAAGTTAACAGGTTTGAAAAAAGGGAAGAAATCTTTCGACTCTTCCCTTAAAACACATTATATTGAAGTTACAGCCATGAACTGGTACCTTCTCCTGTTATAATATCAAAAGGATTCAAGTCGTACTCCTTTGTGATATTAGTATCATCTTGCTTACTCTCAAAGCCATCCTCGTTGAAAAGACAACCCTTCAGAGTTACTGTCTCAGCTTGCCAATCCTCACCAGCGTATGCGTTTGTAAATGAAATAATCAAGTCAAACTCGCCCAAGTCCATAAGAGAACCAGCCAGTGCTCGAAGCTGTGAGACGGTGTTGTAGTCCATTGTGATTGATGCTGTACATGTCTTGTTACCAAAACCACGGTTTACAGGATCACCACCTCGTCCATAATTAGTCTCCACCTTACGCTTCTTATTCCACTTGATTTCAGAGATACCCTGCATGATAGTAGAATCCTCAGAAATATCAAGAGCTGGAATTGAGACACGAATCATTGACCAGCTGTAGGCCACATTATTAATTACTGCCATGTGTCAATTACTTATTTGTTAAAGCAAGGCCCTCAACAACGTCAATCTCGTTAGCCTCACCTACAGGAACGATTGAAAATTTGATAATCAGTGTATCGCTCTTTAATACATTCTGAGTCTTATCAATTGTAACTGCGTAACCACTAATCTCCTCGTTAGTCTGCATGGTCTTAAGAATATCTCCAACGATATTCTGGAACATGGTAATCTTTGCAGAAGACAAATATCCAGTGCTAGGGTCAACCTTCAATGGAGAATGTACATAAGGCAAAAGAGCGTTGCGAACAGCACGTCTTGCCTTGTTTATGGTACGGTTGCGTGCAATAGTACGGTAATCACCGTTAGAACAAGTTTGATTACCACTAAGGTAAACACCATTTTCCTTTCCTTGATACTTGCACAAGAAAATATAGCCCTTATCAACAAGGCCATCTACCTGCACCTTATTCAAAGAAGAATACTTCAGAGAACTTGTAAGCTTACCATCTGTACCGAGTACAGAATTGCCAAAACCAAGCTCTATGTCTGGGAAGTAACCGATAAGGTTGAACTTGTTGACCCAAGCAATAGACTCTTCTACAGAAGCATCTGCAAGGCATCCAAGAGCAGCACCAATTACACCTACTGGAGTAAGATTCTCTGTATTCTTGATCTGCATATTTGTTACATCTGTGTCGAGACCTTGGCTGATAAGAACACTTACATAACGTTCACTATTGATACAAGAAGGAATCTTGTTCAAATCAATGGTCTTTACGTTATCTGCGGTGCCAGATACATAAGAAGTGTTTGCACTCAGCAAAATAGACAAAGGAGAATTTTCATCAGCAAGAGCCTTTGCTTTTGAATTCAAGTCTGTCACCAAATCCAATGTATAACTTGAAGCACCTGTGTCTGTCTGCTTCCAAAGAGGCTGGTCCGTCCAAACACCAAGCTGGTTAATCATACCGTGAGCAGCACGCTGCATTTGTGTGATTGCGTCCCAGTTGTTTGAGCAATCAGCAAACATGATAAACAAACGACCATTCTCACCCTGTATCTTGAAGAAATGGTCAATATGATAATAAGGAATGCCATAAAACAAATCCTTTGAACTGTCACCAGAATACTTTGTAATACCGAGTTCGGCCAAATCGTCCATAGAGTTAATCTCTATAACATTGCCCTGCAATTTATTTTTAACAGCAAGACCAGCACCAGCAGTAAAGAACTTAGGCTGCTTGGAAATATCAAACAGCAAACCAGTGACTTTCTCAGTTGAGGTTGTTGAGCTGGTTCCAATGTTACCATCGGTATCGCTCATAAAAACACCACCTAAAGGCATATCTTTGATTGATTAATATTAATTGTAGTATGGATTTTTGTAAAGAATAGCACCACCAATAATAGATGGTTGGGTGTCCTTTGTATAAACACAGCCAGTACTATCTACATACAATTCATCGTATTGACTAAACTTCTTCAAGACTGCATCAACTGACGCTGGAACTTCTGGAGTTGCCTGGCTTTCTGATTTAGAACCACGCTTTGAAGTCTTCTTCTCCTTCTTTTCCTCTGGAGCAGGATCTTGTGGAAGTTTGTCATCATTTGTATTCGTGTCCACATTCTCAGTTACAACATCTTCTGGATTTGCATCAACTGACGCTGGAACTTCTGGAGTTGTTTCTGAGGCTGTGTCAACATTTTTAATTTCATCGGCACTCTCTGGCACCTCTTTATTCTTTAATCTAGCCATAACTTGTGTAAAATCTAAAAAAGGGAATGGAGTCAAGCCCCACTCCCTTTAAAATATATTTTGAAGTATCTAAGTTGGTATTACTCAGTAGCCTTGTAAGCTGTCCAAACAGTAATCTCCTTTGGACGAACAATGTTTACGTCCATCTTCATACGCATCTGGAAGAAGTAAAGCTCACTGTTGGCCTGCAAACGCTCAACCTTAACAACCTCTGAGTCATTAGCGTAATCAACACCCATCCAAAGGTTAGAGTCCATACCAGTAGAGAATACACCCAAAACGATAGTGTGCTCTGGAACTCCTACGATAGGGATGATTCGCTTACCCTTGAAACGATACTCATTAATCTTGGTGTTGTCTGAGTACTTAACCTGCTTGTCGTTGAGATATTGATCGTACAAATCCCAAACATCCCAACCAGTTACAAAAACGAGGTTAGAATTCTTACGTACAGCCTTTGGACACTTACGCCACATGGCACGAAGAGCAGCCTCTACTTGCTCACCAGTGGTAAGCTCTGTATTACCAGCGATAATACACTGGCCACCAGCCTTATCCACTTCTGTTGCATCGGTCTTGGTATTGTCAATAATACGCTTAATTGCACCATCGAAATACTTCATCGGGCCACCAGCATTGTCGCCACCAATATCTGTACCGTCAGTAGGAGTTGTAATCTTAGCAGCCGCCTTGCCACCCTTTGCAGAGCACCAGATAGACTCACCGATATACTCGTTCTTCTTCTCAATCAAAAGGCGAAGCATAGTGGCTTGCAGCTTTGGATCAAGGTCACGGAACACAAGATTACCATTTGGCTGTGCGAATTTCCAATACTTCTCGTAATCACGAGGATTAAACTCAAGGTAAACCATGAAATCCTTTGGCTCCAAATAACGCTCATTGAACGTATATTGATTCAAGCCACCCTCTGTACCAGCACCAGCACCCTGGGTAGTTGGTGTAGGTACATTGTCCTGGATGATTTTACCCAACTCAACAGAAGGAATCGCATACTTATACTGAATACCAGACTTAATATGGATAAGACCTTCCTTATATGTATCATTACCTTGCGCTGTATAGGTTAACAAGTCTTCAAGGACCTCACCACTATAGGTATTTTGCGCAAAATTTACTGAACTTGGCATATATTATTTATAATGTTTTTTAGTCAAGTGTATTAAATTGAAAATCTGGGGCGATTCGAGCCTCAATTTCAGCTTGCAGCTTTTTCTGTGCCTCAGTCAAGTTATCCTTGGCATTGTCAATATTAGCTGGATCAGTTGCGATTTGCTCTGAAATCTTCTCACGGCCTGTGATAGAATCCAAAGTTGCCTTTACGGTTTCAAGATTCGAGTGAGCCATCTCAACCCACTGCTCCTTTGACTCTGGCTTAATCTTTCCAGCCTTCACAGCTGCATCAATAAGCGACTCAATTTCAGCATCCTTTGCCGCACTCTCTGCGTCCTGGTATACTTTCAACTGATTTTTAACAGAAGCCAACTCTTCATTCTTGTTGTTCAGTTCTGTTTCAACACCAGCCTTCTCAATCTTTAACGCATCATAAGAAGCCTGTACTGTCTTCAACTGTTCCTTTGCATTCTTCAGTTCTGTGAGCTGATTTACAACATCAGCAACCTCAGAATCCTTTGGCAAACCAAGTTGAGCACAAACAGAACCAAAAGCGAATACATCTTGTTCTTTATTCATTTCTTGAGAATTTTGTTTTTCGTTCTGATTTTGATTAGGAATAGAACCATTATTTTCTTGTGGTTTAATTTCACCTGCTTCAGCGCAAATATCAACCATCATTTTTTGTATTGCAACTGCATCTGTCAAGTCTTTCATCTGGTTTTTTACCTTTGAACAAACTTGTTTAGAAGTTTTCAATATATTTTCTGCTGGAATGATACCTGCATCAACTGCTTGTTGAGCATCAAAATAGGTTCCATCACATCCTTCATCACCATCCATTATTGACTGTACCTTTTCTTTTGACAGGCCAAAACGCTTACGATAAATTGTTTCAATCTGCTTTCTGAAAGCATTTACCGTCTGTTGCGTGTCTGGATCCATATTGTCCTTATTTCCGCTACGCAAGAATGGATTGTGAATCATCAAGATAGAATAGTCACGCATATATGCCTTGCTTCCAGCGGCCCATAAAACAGAAGCCATTGAAGCAGCCAAACCATCAATAACGGTTTCTACAGGAATCTTACTTTCCAGAAGAATACTGAATGTGCTCATTCCATACAAAACACTTCCACCTTCACTGTTAATGCAAACAATAATCTTAGAAGGTTTAATGTAATCGTGAAGCCACAAAAACTCATCATTGAATTGTCGTGTACTACAGTCATCTATTCTGCCATAGAAGCGCATAATAGCAGGTTGGTCTTCATGCGCTTCTCCTACGACATATTTTAATTCTTCGCTATTCATTTCCGATTTTTTCAAAGAATAGAATGTATTTTTTTAGATAGTTGTATTATTCACCTGTATTATCACCAATATCTCCATCACCTTCACCCCCTGTATCAACATGTGGCTCAAATTTTGCAACATCTTCAAACTTAGGTGTTTGATGATCACCATGATTATCTTGATCGTGTTCTGGAGCATCGGAATGGTTCGTGTATGGTGGCATTACTAAATATCTATCAACCCAATTTCGATATTGGAATGAAGAACTTGTTCTAAACCATATTTCATAATCTATCCAGTATGGTTGCAAGCCATTGTCAAGAGATTCTGGCATATCAAAATACTGAAGATTGCATCTCTCATTCAGTGCAGATTCATGGTCTTTGGCATCCTGGATGGCATCATTGACACGTTGAAAAACATCAAATCCCTGCAACTCAACATCATCATCACTATTATTCAAATTATTGAGAACAAATCTTATTCTCATTGTTGCACGTCCTTCACCAATTCGTTGCTGTGCAACTAAGAACCTTACATTTACAAATCTGACAAATGCTGCTGGGAAGGCTACTGCATATTCAGTGTTTCCCTTAGAGCGAATAATACGCTCAAACTGACCGTTATCTATTTTTACCGTCTTAAACAATCTATCAGAATTGTCATCGTTTGGGTCAACACGAATAGATTCCAAGACTCTTTTAACAGCCTTATATACATTGATTATAGGGTTATCTTGAATCTCTTCTTGCGTTGTTTCATCTGGAATTTCTGGAGTTTCAACTTTTTTATCTTCATCTGGCTTCTTGTGCTTATCAACCAAACGAGTTGGAACAATTAGTGGGTTCTTTATATCGTTCATTTAGGAAATCCATCAAAAATACGAATACTATAAGATTGTAATTTATCATTTAACACTGTAGAATATCCAATAAACTGTCTTTGAATACTTCTTACCCCTGTGTTTCCATAAGTGTGCGAGCCACTTGGGTCATTGTAAACAGCAGCATAACAAAAGTTTCTTCCATATTGCCTTTTACTATGTTTAAAAGCAAATGGATCAGTATAAATGGAAACACCACGCTTATTACCAGTCCCCTTAAAATGCTTCCATACTATTGAATTTTTCAGATTTCCAGTTTCTTCAAGTAATGGGTGTCGTTTTTTATCTCGTCTAGGTTGCCAAGCAAAAGAACTTGCAGAATTAAAACGTCTTAAATAAAAAGACTGCTTGAAAATATGCTTGGCTGCATCACCCATTATAGTTTCAAAGTTAAACACATTAACCTCAAACTTATTAGGTAATACAGCCCACTGCATCATTAATTGCTTTGGAGTTATTACTTGTCCAGCCATTTTTCCTTTATTGATTTTGAAATAGATTTCAACTTTCTTTTATAACCTTTTGGTATCTGGAAATACGGATGCTGTGCTCCAAATATTTTTCCTCCCTTGCATACACTATCAGAGAAAATAGGGTTTATGAAATCTGGCTTATCTACAATTTTAGACTCTATATTTGCCAAGTCTTTATGATTCAGAACATCATCGCCTTCTTCTATCAAGAAGCATCTACATCCATAGTCTATAGGTGGAATAAGCCATGCAGGGAAGGATGACTTCGGATAGCTTGTTCCCTCCAATGCAAGATGCCAAGGCCTAACACGTTCATCTCCCTGTGTCATGTATGTTAAAATTGCAGACTCGTTGTACTTAACCCATCCAGCAGCTATGCCCATAGCATAATTAACATCGTCATTTTCAACATTAGCATAAATATGATTGTATAAATAACAAATGTCTTCACAATTCTCCTCGTTCTCTTCATCTTCAGAATCATAAACTTTAGACACCTTATAGGCCATCTGGAATTCTTCTGCTACAGCAAAGTCTATAATATTATCTAACGCTGCAAGCAATATTTTTCGACTTTCCTTGTCCTGTGAAGTCAAACCATTGTTTTTGCTGCGAACCAAATCCATTGCATCTTCAAGGCTTAAATTAAAACCCTGCAACGCATGATTTACCATAAATTCAATACGCATATCAATGATTGCTTGAAGCAATTCCCATCTATCAGTTTCATTCTGATACTTTTCTAAGAACTTTTTGAAAATTGATAAGATAGCATTATATTCTGCCATATCATCGGCATTATCTTTGGAAGAGGAAACGCTACCAACTATTCCTCTTCCTCGAAAAAATTTTCAACGTTCTTTTTCTCCCCCCGTTTATGGCCATAGCGTCTAAAATATTCCTCGTCAGACATGATTCTTCTATCATGTGGAGATTCACCACCAGTTGGTGCCGCTGGACCACCGTTAATGCCATTCGTATTATTAAACTGCTCACCAACAACTATACCAAACTCTTTTTCGATTTCGTCTGGTGACACTACATATTTATTCGTTAAAAAGTCATACAAAGAAATCTTATCTTTGTTATTCATCTCTACACGATTTGAATACTTAAATTCAAGACCTGGTGAAATATAACCCATTGCAACAAGTCTAGGAATAATCTCTTCATTCATCATGTTTTCAATGAAATCACGATAAGCCTCAATGCGCTCTCTAAAAATATCCTGGTGGGCAGACGTAGAACCTACGTATGATTGTGTTTCACCAGACATGGTTTCAGAACCAACAATAAGGTTAGAGACTTCCTTGTTAACAAAATCAATAAGACTTGTGTAAATATGCTCAGAATTTGACATCGTAAATGTCTTAACATCAACAGAATCATTGAGTCCTGTTACTATAATTTTATTCTGAGCTGCATTCGCTATATTTTGCGCAAGTCTTTGTCTATCTTGTACACTCTCAGAGTCAGTCTTTCCATGAATGATTGGTTGACCATAAGTATGAGAGAAGTTTACATAATTTGCAACAGTAAATTTCTTTGCAAGAATCAATGGTGTAGTTGCAGAAAACAAGCCCAAGTCTCCAGTGTTAATTAACACATAATTGGTTGAATACGCTTGTGTATTCAAATCCCATCCTGGAGACCACTGCCCTTGTCGTTTGACAACACGGCATTGGTTTGCAAGTACATTTCTACGTTCTATAATATTAACCTCTTTAAGCTTTCCTGTTCTAGGGTTAATATCTGGCATTATTTCTAGCAAGGTATATCCATACCATTTAGCTTCAACAATACCTTGAATGATTTTTGTGAACTGAGAACCTTGTATTTTTCTTGTCTCTTCCACATCTTTTATATACTTACCACGATCATTTTGTCGAGCAAGCATATAACGCTCACCTATAATTTGTGACTTAACGGTTTCAAGCACACCATGAAGATGAGCATCTTGTTGAACACATGCCTCATAAAGATCCATCAGCGGGCCTCTATCATCCAAAACAACACCTCTAGAAACGTCAGATTGAACAGTTTTATATCTGCAATGTCTGTCTATTTCTCGAACATATTCTTGAATGGTCTTCTTGCTTGTTCTAAAAATACTCTCCAGGTATGTGCCATGAAACGTTGCCGCAGTACCGATATTATCCATATATTTAGAGTTTTTCAAAGAATAGTTTTATCGACTTTTTAATGTTGGGCTATATTTTACCTATATAATATTATAACAACTTATATATAAATAATCAAAATTATAGGAATATCAACACAACACCCTTGTTTACAAGCGTTTTTTGTATTATTATATGTTAAAATGATATTTTTATTTTGCCATTTCAAATATTATATATATCTTTGCACCGATAATTTCATTGTTTAATCAAAATTCAAGTAAAATGAGTAAGGAAACAGAATTTTACAGAATCAAAATGACCTACCAGGGAGAGAAAGAAGACGGTGGTATCGACACCATTAAGTCTGAGGATCTGGTAATGGCATCTAATTACACAGATGCAGAAAAAACTGCATTCAAGTTGATGGAAGACAAGGCTATTGACGATATGTCAACGGTTAAGTACGAAATCCTCAAGACAAAGATTGCAGATGTGATTTACAACAACACATTCGTTACTGACACAGAATTGGTTGGTGGTTTGTTTGTTTATTACTTTGAAGAAAGTGATAAAACAGAGGTTGGACTCTATTCTGTTCAAGTAAACTACATTGAACTGAAAGAAAATGGAAAGGAGAAGCGTAGCACAGAAACGCTTTATATTCCTGCAACAACACCACAAGAGGCAGCATCGCTCATTTCAAAGCATTTGAAGCATGTTGGCGAGACACGTGATTGGGTCATCAGAAATGTCAAATACGACAAGGCTCAGTCTGTTCTTGTAACCAAGAGCAAACACGAAAAGGACGTTGCATAATGACATCTCCAATGGGGACTGGAAGAACTGTACAAACAATATGTACTGAAGTATCTATTCCAGAATTCCCAAAACTCCTTTTTGGAACACACAGTGATGGTAGCAGATTCTTTGATGCTACTGAATATTTTACATCTAAAGACCCATCAAAGGAATTAACTGTTGAGGACTTCTTTGTAAAGTTCAATTTTCAGATTCAAGCAATTGCTAAAACTTACGATTTGAAATCTGGAGATTTTGTTCTCATTAATAAAAGTGGGCACCAATTGATTAACGGAGCTTTTTGCTATCCGTTCCTATCTTATGTCGATCCGCAATTCTGCGCTTACATGAATGAAGTCATGGATGAATTATTTACAAGAGGATTCGTGATGTCAGATACACAAATTATATCTCTTGCAAAAGAACGAATCACGCCAGAATTAGCAAAACAAATATGGAATGGCTAATGTTCAATGGCATAAGGCAAAATCTATTTTAATTTTCAATAATCGAAAGGTTCTGGTGGCTATTACAGCTTCATTGAATGAAACTGCAAGAATATCAGACATAAAGCCAAGCAACATCTCAAACGCATGTCTTGGGAAAATCATGTCGTGCGGCAAATATTACTTTCGATATTTCCATGATAATGTTGAAATAGACTTGTCAGATGTCGGCACACTTAAATTAGAAGAATATGACAAATTATGTGGTGTAAAAAGAAGAGTATACACCAACATCGCAATGAATCGAAAGAATTGGAAATATAATAAAAACAAAGAAAATGACAACAGAAGTAAAAAACAATCAGTTGAAGGTAAAGGTGATTAACAAGTCTAAGCACGAGCTTCCAGCATACTCAACACCTCAAAGTGCTGGTATGGATCTGCGTGCTAATATAGACGAGTCGCTTACACTTCACCCAATGGAGCGAAAGCTCATTTCTACAGGTATTTACATGGCACTGCCAATTGGCTATGAGGCACAGATTCGTCCTCGCAGCGGTCTCGCCTTGAAGCATGGCATCACCGTGCTTAACACTCCAGGAACAGTTGATGCAGACTATCGTGGAGAAGTTATGGTTCTTCTTGTAAACCTCTCGCAAGAAGACTTTATCGTTAACGATGGTGAGAGAATTGCTCAAATGGTCATTGCCAAACACGAGCAAGCTGATTTCGTAGAAGTTACAGAACTTGCCGAAACAGATCGTGGTGATGGTGGATATGGCCATACTGGAGTTAAATAATTGAGTCGTGTGCGTCTTATTAGGCGCACACATATTTATAACACTATTATGGCAAAACCTGTTAGAGCCGACCATCCAGAAGTTATCAAATTAGAATACAACGCAAGATTCATCAGATTTCGACTTATCGAAAGAACAGTGTATATCAATGTATATGATGTTAAAAAACTGTTCAGATGTAGCTATATTCCGTATGAAGAATTAAACGTTAGATGTAATTCATACGTAAGAATTGTATTCTTCAAAGATGGTGGCACACTTCAAGCAATTGAAAGCTTTGATTTACCAACATTATGCAGACTTGGAAATCATGGCATTATATCTAAAGAAAATCAGAAAGCAATCGACTGGATTGTCGAAACTTGCAAAAAGATACAATCAAACAATATGAACCATAAAAATACAACACAAGTTGTAGCAACTGGCACATCTGAGCTAATTCATATCTCAGAAGAGAATGGCAAACGTGCTGTTAGCGCACGTGAGTTACACAATTTTCTTGGCGTTGGAAAGGACTTCTCTAACTGGATTAAAGACAGAATCAAGAAGTACGGATTCGTTGAAAATCAAGACTTTGAGGTTTTCGCCAAATTTGGCGAAAACCCTAATGGAGGAAGACCTTCAACAGAATATGCCTTGTCAATTGATATGGCAAAAGAGCTTTCAATGGTTGAGAACAACGAGCGTGGTAAACAAGCTCGTAGATACTTCATCGAATGCGAAAAGCGTTTGTGTGAGGGTAATGTTCCTTCTTACCAAATCGAAGATCCTGTAAAGCGTGCAGAGAAATGGATAGAGGAACACAAGCAACTCCAGTTAGCGCAACAGGAAAATGTAGCACTTCAGCAAGACAACACCCACAAGACCAAAGTTATAGAAACATTGGTTAAGGATATTAGCCTTGCAGATATGCGTCAACGCATCAACGAAATTATCAGAAAGAATGGTGTAGCAAAAATAAAGGATTCTTTTCACCGTCTTTACACAGAGTTCAATGCCAAATATCACATTAATGTATTTACTCGCATGAATAATGTCACATACAAAGGCAATGCGATGGACTACATTGAAAAGGAGCTTGATATGATGCCACAGCTTTACGACATTGCTTGTAAGCTATTCGAGAACTCTTACAACGACATTATGGATTCCTGGGGCAAATCAGCTAAACGTGCTGACAGAAACAGAAATATTTCCACCAGACAACAACTTTTGAATTAATATGGGAACAGAATATAATATACAAAATATTACAGTAGATTGTCTTCTTGAAATGATCAAGAAGCAGAATACTGCTTATCGTGCTGGCACCCCTATAGTTACGGATGCAGTGTACGATGCTGAGATCGAGAAACTGAAAGAACTCGACCCAGAGAATGAGTGGTTCAAACATGTAGAACCATCTCCAGTGTCAACTTCAAGAAAGAGAAAGCTTCCTCTTCCTATGAAATCATTGAATAAGGTCAAAGACATCAATGAACTGAAAAAGTGGTTTTCTTCTCTTGGATTACATGCCGACACAGAACTGATACTTATGCCAAAATTTGATGGCCTATCTCTTCTCCACAATGAACAAACTGGTGAAGCATGGTCTCGTGGTGGCGCAGAAAACGAAGGTCAAGACTGTACTGCACACTGTATTGCTGCCAACATTGTTTCTGATACCAGATATTTATTCACTTATGGTGAATTTGTCATTACTCGTGAAAACTGGAGACAGAACTTTGAAGGTAAACGTTCAGAATACACTGGAGACATTTATAAATCTCCTCGCAATACAGCTGCTGGCTTCCTAAACAGAGATGAGCCTTGTAAGGAAATCGCTCACGCATCATTCTTCCGATACGGAATGGATAACAGCACACTCAACTCGTTTGAGACTTTTGGAGAGGCTATTACAGCAATCTGTATGGATTATCAACAGCCACATTTGCACAAGAAAGTAAAAACTAAAGACGTTACAGAAGAAATGCTTCTGTCTCTCTTTAAGGAATGGTCTGTTATGTACCCTATTGATGGAATTGTTGTATATATCAACAAACTTTCTATATGGAATTCCATCGGAAGACATCAGACAACTGGCAATCCTTTGTACGCAATAGCATACAAGCACCCAGACTTTACAGAATCATTTGAAACTACCGTAAAAGGAATCACATGGAAGGCAAGTAAATCTGGTGCGTTAAAGCCTGTTGTGAACATCGAAATGGTAAACACAGGTGATTGCAACATGGAAAATCCTACTGGGTACAATGCTGGATGGATTAACGATCACGAAATTGCCAAAGGAGCAAAAATTCTTGTAACCAGATCTGGAGGAGTAATACCCAAAATCATCGAAACTCTTCAGCCAGCAACAACAGAAGAGCAAGAAAGATTATGGGATGAACTTGCAGAATGTCCTCACTGCGGATTTCCAACTTCATGGAACAGCAATGGAATAGAGCTGTGTTGTACAAGTCCATTGTGCCAGGGAATGCAGCTTGCAAAAATTGTATTCTTCTACACACAATGTGGTGCCGAAAATATGGGTGAAGAAACAATTGCAAAAATCCAGAACATAGGCAAAACTACCGTACATGATTTCTTAACCGTGACAGCAAAAGAACTGTTAGGAATTGATGGATTTGGTGATGGCATTGCAAGTATTGTTTTGGAGAACAACAAGAAGCTCCTTGAAGGAATAGAACTTCCAACACTCATGCAAGCAAGTGATTGCTTTACAGGAATTGGAAAAGTGAAGGCACAAAAGATTCTTGACAAGTTGTCAGAAAGCGGTGACTACGACAAATTCTTCAGAATGGAATATACTCCACCTCAGAAAGGTGATAAAGTATATGCAAATGCGTCCAAGACCTTCCAGTCCTTCTACGATGGAGTAATACCATTCTATCATTTCGTCAAGGCTTCTGGTCTCACATTCTTGACACCAAAAGAAGATGAAGTTAACAAAGACGGAACTTGTGCTAGCATGAAAGTATGCGTATCTGGATTCCGTGATGCAGAACTGGAAGCATTCATCAAGCACGAAGGTGGGGAAACATGCAGTTCTGTATCAAAGAAGACAACACATCTTGTTGTAAAAGACAAAACCGCTACGTCATCCAAAATAATAAAAGCAGAGTCTTTGGGTGTGGCAATATTAGATATTGATGAATTTAAAGAATTGGTAAAATACAGCTCGTAACTCACACGTTTACATTAATTTGTGTTAAAATATCGTGTCGAATTGATATTAATCGTGTCGAATCGTGTCGAATTAAAAAATATTTTGTATCTTTGCATCGTAATTATTAAAAGATACGATTATGGCAAAAAAGAATCAATTGACAAAGAGCGATTATTTACCAATGTCTGAGTTCAAGAAGTTATTAAAAGAACTTCATAAGGATAAGAAATACATCTGGGAACTTTACGCTCGTTTATCTTTCTGTACAGCGTTAAGGTGCTCAGATGTATTGTCATTAACATGGCATGACATCTGGAACCGTTGCTCGCTTACAGTAACGGAAAAGAAGACTGGTAAAACCAGAAAGATTCCGTTCAACTTACAGACACAAGAAAGAATTGATGAAGCTTACTTGTTGATGAAAAGACCAAACCCGAACGAGTTGATCTTCTACAATAAGAAAACAAGAAAACCATTTACAATACAATACATCAACCAAATGGCTAAAAGATGGAAAGAAAAGTATGATTTAAACATTGATCACTTCTCCACCCATACTTTCAGAAAAACATTCGGAAGATATGTATATGACACAAGCAAGGACAAGTCTGAAGCTTTGATTCTTGTCAATAGCATATTGAACCATTCAACAATTGACGTAACAAAGGTATACATCGGCTTGCGTCAAGATGAAGTAAATTCTGTCTTCAATTCTATAAACCTGTAGGTTTATTCAAACAATATACAACTGATTAGCACTCGTATCTAATATAAGTGCTCCCATCTATTTTCTATTTTTAATACAATTGATTATGTGTAAAGAAAATAAGGGGGCACTGGGCCTTAACAAATACCCCCTTCCTTACAACTGCAAACTGTGTGGGAATCAAGAAAATCCAGATGATTTCTGCGACAAAAACAATCATGTTGTTGAAACGATGATAAAACAACATGTATGTTTCAACTGCGCATTCTGGATGAACATCGTTAATTCCCAGGCACCGCCAGGACAAATAATTATTGGCCACACGTATTACATAGCGCACCCTTATGTTAAACGACCGATGAACCGTATAAAAGGAAATAACGGAAAGGAAATGTACATAAGAATGTTCAATGGTGAACTTATCAAATCAAACAACGTGTGGTGCAAGGGTGAAATTCCAGAACAGTTTAGGGAACAGCTTCCAGATACAGCAAATTTCCTATCTTTAATGACATTCCAGAAGCTTACAAACAATAATCACAAATGTTATGCAAGAGGATGCTGGAACCGATACCATTGTGTAAGGTACAATATGGACTGCGAAAAAGACGGACCATTCAATACGGTACCACAATCATACATTATCGGAAGTGATGAATGTCCATCTTTTATTAACAAAACAGAATTAAAAGACACCGTACAATGGTAATATATTGTATTATTTCTGTATTTATAATTCTCATATTTGCAATAGTCATATACAAGATTCATGCACTAAATAAGTTTTACAAAGAGCAATCAACACTCATGCAAGAAGAGATTGAATACTTATCAAAGTTTATTCTCTTCCAAACAAATGCACATGAATTTGAACTTTGGGGACTTCGCAACGAATTCGTTGATAAAATGAACGAACTTGCAAAAGAAGAAAAATACGAACAGGCTGCTTCTTACAAAGAAGCAGCTATAGGAATACAAGAAACTCTAAAGTATTGCAGAGAGAATTTGACAAAACCTCAAAAGAAAGGATAATTATGCAACAAGAACAATTTACAAAAATAATAAATGAACGATACAAAACTTTAGATGTAGAAAAACTAAAGAACAGTACACCTGTAAGTGTCGTTCACAAAATGGCCAACAAGCCTGGTGCCACAACAGCAGATATAGAAATCTGTGCAATGATAACAGCCATGTTTTGCTGGGATCACGATCCAAAAAAGACAATTGAGACTGCAACAGGATTTATGGATATGGCAAACTGGGATATTGCAGAATACGTTAAGTACGGTGACTTCTACGACATCCCAGACAACAAAGTGTTTTCAAGAATGTTAAAGGCTGAAAGCATAAAATCAGTCCTACATAATCTCAGACAAATATACTCTACAAGAAAGAGCATGAAAGAGACAATTGACAACACACTCACAAGTAGTATGTATGGAGATGGAAAAGCCTTCAAGGTTCTTTTGTACGACTTGACAAAGATTTACGAACCTGCCAGAATGGGTAGTCCAGAAAGAAATTCTGCATGCAGTAGAATAAACAATCTATTGCGCTGGATGGTCCGAAGCAACGACATTGACCTCGGAGTATGGCAGACAAGCACAATACAGCCATCAATGCTGAAGGCCATATTGGATTGCAAGATAGCTACAATGATAGCAACAAGCAACTTCATAGATAATTCTCAATGTTCGTGGAAGGCGGTTGAAGAGCTTACATATAAAATGAAAATGGTGGATCAAGAAGACCCACTAAAATGTGACGTAGTTTTAAGATCAATGAATTCATTATGGATAAAGTAATAGTTATTATAGCGTTTACGTTCCTACTGGCATGTATTGTAGGACTACTGAAAGTGATGATACAAAAAGAGGCATGTAACAAATGCCCCTTTAAGAACAAATGTCGTTATATGGAAGGAACGACTGGATATAATGTGTGTGACAATTACAACATGATATATGGTAATCACAGATTGTAATAAATGCCCATCTCGTAACTCATGCAATGTCATCAAGACTGGAGAATGGGATAAGTGTACGATGGTCCAGCACCATTGGGACGAAAGAGGATTCGAACTGTTCAAGATGGTACTTCCAGCCATCATACAAACAGAAAAAGGAATGCCTCTTTCCGAACAGGTCAGTCTCGCACAAGAAGCTACATCTATAGCAATTGATCAACTTAAGAATAATCCTAAATGGTAGATATAACAACAGTAAACAGAGTCACCAAGCAAGAGATGAAGGAATATCTGGAGGCACACATGCCTTATGAGATCAACAATCAAATGCTTGGCAGACTCGCCAAATGTTTTGGATTTACATTGAAGAGACAAATGGTTAACGGAAAGATTATTAGTTTTTACGCTAAAATTCAAACAATATGATTACGACATTAAATATACCTGGAGGTATTTCTCCAATTCCAAATGCGTATGTGGGTTTTCTCTCAGATACCGCAATCACCGTACTCTCAAAAATTTTTGAGGTATGGTACGAAAATCCGAACAACGACTGGATGATTATCTCAAATTCTTCCATCGCTGACGGATTAGCAAAAAGTAGAAACTCAGTTACAACAAAGATAGACGAATTGAGTGCGCTTAATATTATAAAGGTAGAACAACTTAACAAACGTGACAGAAAATACAAAATTAACTGGAGTGAGGTGAATTTCGATTGCGAGGTTATATCTAAGCTAACGCAAACAGGTAAGAACAAGCTCTGGAATGCGTGCTATGTTAATTCTGAAAACAGCATTGTTCCAATCTCAAAAATAGAAAAGAATGTGGTGCTTACTATAATTCAGAACAATACTGTCACTGCTCAAAAATTTAGCAGTCAACAAGAACGACTGCTCAAAATTTTAGCACTCAACAACTCCACTGCTCAAAAATTTAGCAGTCAGTGTTCAAATTTTGAGCAATTGCCAGAATCCAGTGTTCAAATTTTGAGCAGTCAAGATATAGATGTATCTGATGAGTTTGCTCAAATTTTGAGCAATGAGGTATTGCAGTGTTCAAAATTTGAGCAGTCAAACAACTCCACTGCTCAAAAATTTAGCAGTCAACCTATCAACTGCACAAAATTTGAGCAGTCAGCTGGAAAAACCAACGCAATTTTTGGTTCGGTTCCAGAAAACTATGCACACGAGAGCTGCACGCCAACGGTAGAATGGTCAAAAAATGACACAACTATCGAGATTCACGTGTCTGAAGCACTCCAAGATGCCCTGTTCGACATCGGTTTGGACAACGTGCGCATAAAGCTTCGCTCTGATGCTGGGTGTATTGCCGTGTTCCAACAAAAGAAAGAAAAACAAGAAGAACAAGACGGAAAAGAAACAAAGAAAGAAAAGAATCTTCCCCCATACCCCTATCTTATAAAAGAAATAAATAAAGAAAAGGGAGAACAAGAAGAAAAAAAAGAAAAAAAACTCATGGCGAGCGCAGCTCGCCCTAATAAAGGGGGAAAAGACGAAAACGTTTTGGATAACGATTCGTTTTTGGATTCGGGTTTGGATTCGTTTTTGGAAGGCCGCTCTAGCGAGCAACCTTCACGTGTTTTTTCTGTTTTACGTTCTTGGGCCGAAGATCGTTCTTGTGAGGAGTTCGAATATCTTCCAGGTTATGAATTAAACAATATCTTGAACGATCCAGAACTTTATGATTCGGATTACGATATAGTTCTCAGAAATACTTGGAACGATATTCAAGGTCTGTACAGGGATTCGGTTGAGGATTCTCCAGGTTCTGAAAAAATATTGGTTCCAGTTCAAATCTTCAAGACCATGCTTTACCGTGTCTTGGAAGAACAGTACGAAATCAATTCCCAGTTCAAGGTTACAGAACAGGATGCCAAGAACATTTTTGGATTCGAGCTGACAGAACAGGATGGGGAGCCATATTACATAATCGACCCAGATGAGATTCGAGACATCAACAAACCGATTGTCATCAAACCTCAGTTAAAGTCTAGAAACGTTTTTGACCATGCTAGCGAGCGTGTCAAGAAGTTGGTTTACTCAGAGTGTATGGCAGAAGTTCCAGAACAGGATTTCACACGTGCCGAGAAAGCTATACGCTACATGACGAATTACGTTGAGGAGCGTGCAAGAAACAAGACTCCAAGAGCAGAGGAAATGACACCTATGCAATTTCCGTCATTCTTGGAATCTGTTTCGAAATACAGCAACCTTCCAGTTGATGATTTGAAGATTCTATTCTCCAGATTGCAGAAGAAAAAACGAGTTGGGTTGTTTTATCTGAAATTTAACCTTCTCGTCATAGAAGAAATCATCCAGTTTAACCATGACAGGAACGAGTACGGAAAGGTTGAAGAACTTTATTGCAAAAAGATGGCTGAACGAGAAGGATAACTCATCCAGCCTTTCTTGAAGTTTTTGGTTGGGCCAGATCTATTTTTCTGGTCTGGCCAAAATTCTTCTTACCACCTCATTCTGTTCTGCCAAAACTTCCATCGCCTCTTCTTTGGTTCTGAAATAATTCCCAGACAGGTATCTTTTATGGCTTACTACGGTCTTCTTCTCCTCAGCTTGCATAACGGTTCTCTTGTCTGATATGAACCAGTAATTCTCGCCCTTTTCTCTTTCCATGTTCAACGGTTCGATTCTCTTAAGCGAATGGTTCCATGTTTTACCGACTTTGTTGAGGGCTGTTTCCAGATATTTTCGAGAATAGTCTGCTGGACTAAATGGGGTAAATCGGAAATCATTCACATAGCCCAGGTATTCTTCCATGCTGTATTTAGGGTCCATACCTTTGAGGACATAACAGAACATGGTTATCTTTCCGTCCGTGTATCTCATTCTAACAACACCTACACCTTCATTTCCAGTCTTCTTGTTAACGAATGAAACCAGATCACCACTTGTAGGCTTATATTGGTCCGTTATGCAAAAATAAGGGTTCTCAAATTCCAGGCCCATATTATCAAGAGCATTAAAGATTCGTTTTGCATCTTCTTCATTTGCGTGGACAAGAGAATCATCTGGTAGAACGTCTGAACAACGTGAAGGAATCCCATTCTCAATCTTAAAACACATTTTGGTATCGCCAGGAGAAGATGACTGAACGAGATAGAGAATATCTCCATGCTTAACTACATCTCCACCACCAAAGCCATCTTCCAGCCATTTTTGGAAAATAGCCGAAGTCATACCAGAGTCATTCTCAAAATAAGATGGCTCATGTAGTTTCAAACCAAACTTGGTACGGCAATAACTGCTGACCAAATCAAAATCAATGCGAGTACGGTATCTGCGATTCTTCAGAAAGTACTCTATTTGCTTCTTTCTTTTCATTTGAGATAAATTTATAATCAGCTGCAAAATAATCGCCCAAAACGCAAATAAATGACCCCTGGGACGATTCTGGGTGCAAATATACGAATTCTTTTTAAGGTTTTGTCAATATCTCCCATAAATTAACTTAAATTGCCAGAAAACGAGACTGAAATACTGGGGTCGACCAAAAAATCGGGATTTTATTATAAGAAAACCTTAAAAACGCCCAAAAATTCGATATAACGGCTTAAAATCACATCAGATGATAAGTTACAAGGATAAGACAAGAAAACGTCTTAGAACGCAAATAAACGCTATTTCTGGGCATTTTGCGATATAAGTGTGGGTATAGATGTGAGGAATTGCAAAATACTGGGAATCTTCCAGGTTCTTTTGTTGTTACGATTACTAAACACAATTTAACACGATTTGCACCAATTACAACCATTTCGACACGATTCAACACGATATTGGAAGGATGAGAAATCTGGAGGTGAAGAACAATTCCAGAAAACGAGACTGAAAAAATGGGTCGGATTATATACGTGGTATTCGCACATGACCTGCACCCCTCACCTTTCTTTTTTTCGTCTTTTTGTTGGCTAACTAGCTGATTTTCAGTACTTTTTATTGTTTCACTTATTATAAAAGTGAAACTAACTTTTAATTTGTTACTTTTTGTCTATTTTTCGTTTCAAATTGAAAGTGTCAAATTGTTTTATTTTCCCCTTTCTTTATGCTTACTTTGTCCCGATATAATGTACACGCATGTATATATAATAACACACGCACGTATATAATAATGTAATTATGTAGCTAAAAAATTACATTTTCTAACTATCTGATTTTCAGTAACTTATAGACTTTTTGCATTTTTCTCATAAAAAAGTTACTAAATTATTTGGTAGTTACCAATAAATTTACTACCTTTGCAACGCAATTCAGAAATAAGGTTGCAATAAAGAAATTAAAACTTTCTTTTGATACAATTATATTCTGTTTGCAGCTAGTAAGTTATAAACTATATGTTAAATTTAAAAATGTAAAATAATATGTAATAAGTAAGTAGTAACAAAGGAACACGAAAGCGAAAGCGAAAGCGTGTGAACAAATTTTAACATAGTGTTAAAATGCGTTAAAAGATGTACGTGTCCGTGATGCTCGGATATAAAGATGGTAGTGCAAATCGTCGTGTGCGCCACGTACCCCAACGTTAAAAAATCATAAATCTGCAAATGTTGGATGTAGTAGTATGTGCGGATAACTCGAAGCCGTGTGCCAATATGCCCTTGTGCAAATTGGAGTGCCTAGAAAGTGTCTGTGGGTGTCAAAAGCGTGCATCCGTCAACTGTGGGAAAAAGTGTCTGCCCTAGAGCAGAGCTGCAATCACCAAATGCAGTTGTCAAGAGCGTGTCAAGTGTAGTGCTAGAAGTGTGCCCTTAAACTACCGATGAGGTAGGGACTGAGTTGTACAATTTGGAAACGAAAGTGAGCGTACATTGTAAGTATGGAGCCTATGGTTTTCAAGTGCAATGCTTATATCTGCAAGACTGAGGAAGAGCTTGTGGTAAGTGGGGTGTGACTACACAAAGCGCACGGCTCCGTTGCGCTTTTAGTGACGGGCGAAACTGTTTGCTTAGAGCGTGCCAAGGGTGAATAATTGGTATGCTCTAATTTGGGCTTTACGCAAAATAGCTGCTGCATTTAGGTGTGGCAGCTATTGGTGCGTCCTATTATGGTAGGTCGTGGTTCGAATCCGCGATGCCTACAATGCGATATTGCAGATTTTTTAAAAAGTAGAAATTATGGGAACAATTAGTAGATTAAACAGCTTGCAGTTTGAGAACATGAATGTCAATCAGTTGGTAGGTGTAACATTGGTTTACAAGAGCGTGAATCGTGACAAGGAAACTCACTTTAGCGGTCTGAACTTTGCTGGAGATGAGTACACACCTAAAGATGGTACGCAGAATGAAGTGTTCAGAGTGTGGAAGAACGTTGTCGCTACATTTTGGACTGTGAAGGCAGTTGAGGCAGGTCTGAAGGTTGACAATGGTGGCATTGCGTCAAAGTTGCGTGCTGGAACTCCTTGCGAAATTATCGTTCGCACATGTGATGGACGAACTGCAAAGCGTTGGGATGTTGAAGGAAGTGTGTGGTCTCGTATTGGTCTTGTACCTACGAAGAAGGACTTGGAGTGCGCAAAGCGTGATTTCAAGAAGAAGATTCATGTTGCCACAAAAGCGAGCTTCGATGCGTTGAAGTTCCGCTTGAATTTTGAAGAGGTTGCGCAAAAAGCAGCCTCTTATTATGAAATCCTTGGAGTCTCTAAGGATGCAACTGAAGCGCAGATTAAGGAAGCGTACAAGAAATGTGCTAGAGAATCGCACCCAGACAAGAATGGTGGCGACAATGCCAAGATGCAGAGCATAAATGAGGCATACGAGTGCCTAAAGGATGCTGCAAAGCGTGCTGAATATGACGCAAAAATGGCTGCATAGAATAGTAAGTATTAATTATAGGTAAGGTCTAACATAGGCACGGCTAAGATTTGAACTTGGTCGTGCCATTTTTGTATCATGTCGAAAATGGGAAAATATTTGTTAATCGTGTTCTACACAGCGTTATCCGTTGTGTTAATTGGGCTGGTTGCGTATATGGTGATAGATGGTATCGTAAATGTGCCAGACCGCTTGTTGAGTCATAGAATTGAGTGGGGAGCGTTATCTATGTTCGCTGTCCTAGCGTTCTGTTGTTTCCCATTGATGATTGTGCTCGAAGTGTGGAGCGACATCAAGGAGCAAAAAGCGCAACAATCTGAAGATGGTACCGAATCTGAAGAGATTGTGAATGAACCTGTTGAGCCAGCACTCCAAACACTCTACAGAACGAATGAGCCTAATTTGCTTGGTGGTTATATGACATACGATTCTTTGGATAAGGCGTGGAGCATGATAGAGTGCGGACGTGCAACAGAAATCTATGCTGAAACATATTGTGCTGAAGCGTGGCTTGGCACAAGTAAGCGAACAGGACTTGTAGCGTTATTAAGTAGCGGTTTAATTTATAGAGCGTAAGACTAGATTTGCCACAATTGTGGTTAACATTTAAAAAATGGAGGAGAATATTATGGTAGACTTAGTTCTTTTTGCCTTCTTCTTAGGCGGTGCAATTGGCTTCTATCAAGGTAAGCACTTTGATGAGCTGGAAGATGAATAATGACCCATATTTGATTTGATTTTATAGATGGTTGGGAAAGTACGGTCGAAGCCGTGACAGCCAGGTGCAAGTCCTGCCATCCCACAAATTAGAAACATTTAAATTAGTAGAATCATGGACAAAACAAAAGAATTTAAGAATGATGTTACGTCATTCTTCTTCTACATGTGGAACATGTGGAGCGTGGAAGAGTGCGAGAAGGTTTTTGAGCACTCAAATTGTAACTGGCAGCACTTCTGGGACAAGTGGAATGGCTTCTGTAATCGTGAGGGATGTCGTGGTGGTGCCATTGAGCCATTCTTTGCAGAGCTGTCAGATGATAATCGTGATTTGCTCGTTAAGCGTGCTATTGAAATGTATGACGGACGTTCAAAAAGAAAGGAGTAATTATGTCAGATCATCAGTACAAAGTTGCTCTTAAGGGCATTATGTTACAGTTGGAGACCGCAAAGCGTTTAGGTTGTAAGCGTGTTATTGCAGACTGTCAGAAGAGAATTGAGAAATTGCAGCTGAAATTGTTGCAGCCATCGTTTTAATCATAAACCAAGAAGTATGAAAACAATTGCAGAGTTGGTAAAGCTATTCGTCAGCAACAAGAACAAAATTGACGAATTGAAACGTGAGAATCAGCATGCCGTTTATGAGTACGTTTCCCAATACGTATCAGACGGAGAAGTTGTAATATCGTTGCGTAAGGGTGACGATTATGGGAAGAAGTATGCTGTCCATCTGAAGCGTGAAAGCGATGCTGGGTTGTTTGAGTGCGGAGAAGATTCCGTTGCCTATGTTTGTGCATATCCATTGAAGAAGAACGGAGAAGTTGCAAAGATAGGTATAACTCATCTTGACTTGAATAAAATCGAGAAATTAACAAAGTAATTAATTTATAAAATATTTTAGATATGGAAATACATTGCCAAGAAAAGTTCGATGATGTTAAGAAATATGCAGAGTCGATAGGAGACCAGACGTTTAATAATTGCATTGAGCGTCTGAAGGAATGGGAAAAAGATGGAAAGCATACTGTTCATTTGTACAATGATTTTGCAAAGCACAGCTTCTACTTCCAGGAGTTTGATGTTAACGGTCGTTGTGTAATGAATGGTGGAGTCATCTATCACGAGCCTGGAAATGACCACTCGTTCAGCGTATGTATTGACGCTGACGAGATGACAAAGCCAGAGTGGAGAATCCATACATAAGAGTTAGTGTTATGGCAGGTATAAAAACCAATGAGGACATGATAAATGCCCTGTTCACACTTGGACCTACAACCAGTGTGTACGTTATTGAAGCTTTGAGAGCTGGTCTTGAAGCATACCTCAATAAAGATATTGTATCTGATGAAGATATTAAGAAGACATGGTGTCCGCTTGATTCTCCAGCAGGTGTGAGATCCAAGATGAAAATTTTGAGAGACAATTTACAGAACTTACAGCAAAACAAAAAATTGCTGTAAGTTTTAGGCATTAAGGTAGTAATCCTGGGTTCGATTCCTGGGATGCCACACATTTGAGATATAATGTTTTCCATGATGTACGTCTAGTACGTTTCTACTTGACGAGCGGAATCGGGGTGTTTATCACTTTGGTTCCGCTTTTATTATAAAGTTAAATCAAGTTAAACGTGCCAAAAGTGGACAACATTGTACACCATCTTTTTTCTATTCGATAACAAAAACAATAAAAATAAACGATATGGACGTAACGATAAAAAGAGTGTTTTGCACACCCTGGTACCAGGATGAGGGTGTGTATGGATGCAACAATGTTTGCACGGAGCCAATATCTCTGGACTCTCAGACGCTTGCCGAGATTGAATTTTATCGTCACAAGAAATTTGTTGATGGTGAAGTTGAAACAGACTGGATTGTGAAGTATTTGCACGACAAGTCTGTTGGTAAGATTTCTGACATTGGAGACAACAAATATATCAAGTGTATGAGATTAGGAGAGCTTGAACTTTCCATCCAGTTGTCTTATTACTTGTACTGTATCAGAAATGATGCAGACCACGGAAAGTTAATGACTGAAGATGAGTTCCAGTATATCCTTCATCATAATCATATTGATGGTACAGATATACTGGACCCAGCGAATAGATATGTTGATATTTACATTTCCAACAACGTTACAGATGAAACGTATGTTGCAGCAACTCAATGGACCTTGCGAGAAATAGACCAATGGCTTGGGTGTATTATTCTCAAAAGGAGTATGAACTGTATACAATAAATATAAAAATCAAACAATATGAGAACATCATTAAAACAGCGTGCTGCACAGGCTAGCTTAAATAGCAGAATGTGCAGAGATTGTAAATTTGGCAGTAAGGTATGTCCAAAAGAAATTTTGGATATTTGCCACAAGGCTTTTGTAGCTGGATATATCAAGGGAAGTAAAGATAATTAACAATAAATAAGTAGAAACATTTAAAACATTAAAGTCATGGATTCACATACAATGGCACATCGTTGGACGAACCAGGATTTCGGTCGCAACAACGGATTTAAGTCGAAAAATACTCATTGTGACAAGTGGAATTACTACAGCTATTCAACTGTGATCGCCCAGTGGGTTGATCACAAGAGAAAGGTTATGGTTGTTATGGACTTACATAGCGACACAACACCTACAACCAACAAGCATCGCCAGGACATTTATTCTGGTGTTAGTGATGAGATTACAGTATTTCCATACACTAATTATTCATACAGTTATTATGATGGAGGTCAATTGACTTCATCTCCAGAGTCTTTTGATTACACAGACCGTAGAAGATTGCTGGAGTACTATCTTCAGAATATGTACAACGCATACTCTGAGTTTGTTAGCAGCAAAAAGCTTACAACTCTTAATTTTACAGATTACTGGGAGTATGCTGACAAGTTGTGTGAAATGTACAAAGACACGACTTACAAGAAATGGTTGCGTAATCCATCAGCATTGATTGCTAAGAATGTGTTGACAGCAATGCGTAAGATGGTTAAGCTTCATATTGCTGGTGTAACTGCAACTGAAGAGTTTGTGAACACAATGTTTGGAGATGGTACCTGGGATGCTTATATGACTCGCACAGAGTCTATTAGAAAGAGTGCAAGAACACGTGAGTATATTGCCAAGGTTAACTATCACGTTGGTTATGAACGTTGGTATAGCAGATGTGATCTGCCTTATCATTCAATGGCAGAAATTAAGGCAGATGGTCCACGAAAGATCCTTTTGCGAAAATTCGCAAAGTTGTGGCATGATGCAAATGATAATAAAATTTGCGAGAAGAAGAAGCAATCCATAGTAAATGCTACTAAGTATCTGGGTATTTCAGATATTCAGTCTTATGAATTGCCATCTGGATGGAGTATCAATGATTTCCGTATTACCGTAAGGAGTGTAATCGTTGACGGTGAAGTGGTTTATAAGCCAATTCATTGTATGGATGAATGGCGCATCCTTGGATGGTGCAATGTTCCTGTTTTTGAATTCCGTTACAATGAATTCAAGGCTGCGAAAGATACCAAAAAGTTCAAGGAGCGTTATATTAAGAAAGCTACGATTCTTGGACGATTGGAGAAAGGAAAGAGCCTTTACATTAAGGTTCTGGCTAAAAGTCTCAAGGTTGAAGACTTGACTGAAGAACAGACTCACTTATATAACGAGTTTGTAGCATTCCAAGAGAAAGAACTTGGACGCATAGAAAGAGGAAGGAAGATTCGTATGCAAGATGAGGCTAGAATTGCCGCAGAAAAGGCTGCAAAGCTTGAAGCATATAAGTCTCGTGGTGTTGAAGGAATGCGTGACTTGTGGCGTGAACACTTATGTTCTATTTACGAATACGACAGACTTGATGATTACTATTATTTCTGCTCAGATGGAGTAAGAATCACGACTACATCGAGACAAGTAAGAACATCAAGTTGTCAATTGAGCAGTGCAAGAAATACTGGAAGATTATCAGTATTTGGCATGAGAACCCTAGTAAGTTCAAAAGTATTCAAATGACAACGAAAACTGGTACATACCAGGTTACAAGTTATAATGATGACATTTTAACTGCTGGATGCCACAAGATTGCGTACCAAGAAATGAAGCGCATGATGAAAGAGATTCTTGGAGATGCGGCATAATATCGAACAATGCAACGAGCTAAAATTCATTAACTCGTTGCATAACGCTTATAAAGCATACCTTAACTCTCAATTGCATAGTGGGAATATGAGCAAAGCTTTATTCTTTACAAAGCTAAATAAGAGTAAGGAAGTAAGAGATAGTATTATTCTTGAAATATCATTAAAATACAGATAAATATGGAACAGTATGAAAGTCAGCAATATCGTGGCTGTACTATCAATATAGGTTTTGACGGAGACTCTGACAACCCACGTGAATGGGACAATGTAGCTACGTTTGTGTGTAAGCATCCTCATTACTCACTTGGCGATAAACAGAACGTAAATGGTGTTGTAGAAGACCTGTTCTCTGATTATGTTACAGATAAGGTTGTCATAGATTTCTTTGTCAAGAATAGAAATGCAGAATATATCCCAGGTGAAGAAGACGATGACAGCGATCATTATTATAAATTTACAGAAATATACTGTAAAGAAAGCCATGACCGTTACATTGATGCGGATTCTTCAAGAACTGAGAGCGAAATCGCAGAAGACATGACTGAAGAGTTGAGCTTGAATGAGAAGTTAGAACTCATTGAGGCCTCTGGTGAAGTGGTGATGCTGCCAATATCAATGTATGAGCATTCTGGAATCACGTTATGGTTGGGTTCAAAAGACCACCACCCAGATGCAAGATGGGATTGTTCATCTATTGGATTTGCATATATCGAAAAGTCAACCGCCGAAAAAGAAATGCCAAACCGCTTGTTTTCAGAAGGTAGTGATTTTGATTGGAAGGAATGGTCTTACAAGATCATGGAGGGTGAGATGAAGGATTATGACACCTATGTAAGAGGTGAAGTAATGGCATTTAATATCGAAGATGAGGATGGATATGTCTTCGATAGTTGTGGTGGATATTACGATGAAGAACAGTTGATCAATGATGCAAAAGCTAGTATTGATGGGTATCTGAGTGAAAAAGAAGATGCACACAATAAGAACCTTGCTCTTGTAAAAGACAATATATCAAGCATCAATGGTAAAATGTTCGTCTATGGGCAGTCTTGCTACAGAATTGTTAAGGACATATTTGGACAGTACTGTATTGAAAGAGCGTTGTCCAGCCATTCTGTGTTAGATTCATTTATCTCAATACAGTTATCTGACATTCCAGATGAGTTGTTGGAAGATATGGTTGAATATATTAAAAAGGTATCAAAACATGGCAAAGAAAAGGTTTAGTTCTAAGGAGCTGGCTGAGTGGGTTTACCAAACCGCTTCAAAAGCTATTACAGATGAAGACATGGCTGTAGTTTATTATAAACTAGTCGGTGGAGGTCTTGCTGTTGTATTAGCATGGTCCAGCTCTTCAGATTATCAATATGAGAAAGATAACCCATTCATGCGAAAAGATTTTTCCAAAGGTTCAGAAAATGCTCCTTATGAAAGATCTTATTGTCTGGAAGTTTCATTGAGAATAGCTCATTCCAGCTATTTTGTAGATGATTGGGAATTTGCATCTGTATCATCTGAAGGCGATGTAGATGGTGAAGCTTCTCTTTCAGCATCTGACGAAAAGGATAAATGCAGACATATAGCTGCATGGTTGAGTAAAATACGTATAGAAATTCTTAAACATCATAGAGGTTAATATGGAAAAGGATTTTTCTAAACTACTTCCAGCACTGTTTAATGACAAGGACCTGTGCTTTACAGAATTAATGGAAAACTTTTTTGCAGAGTTTGACGGAACATATTGTTGTAATGTACAGGGCACCACGTTTGTTGGATTTATTGATGATCAAGAAGTTCGTGTTCATGCTGTAGTAAACAGAATTGAACTTGAATTTACAGATGGAAAACCTTCTTGGGTTTCAATTGATAAGATTGTGAAATGGTTTGAAGGAACTATAGACAACAAGCGTTTTACACACAGTGTTTGGAAGGAAGACGATCGAGTAGTTGCACAATATTATTGGAACAATTAAAAATAAAGAATATGGACATCAATATTATCAAATCAAAGTTTGAAGAATGCAAAAAGCATTTTGGATTGATAGATTTTGACAAATACGCTTCAAATGTAATTAATGAAATCTTAACTCCTGGTGCTCATGTGAATTTTAAGGATCCTATATTTGGTGAATTCTACGGAGTTCTCATCAATGGAATTTACCGCTCTCAAGATGGTAACAATATCGAATGTTATGCACATTTTGAGAAAGGATATGGAGTAAAAGAGTTTCTGCTTCATACTGTTCCACACAAGACAGTTCTGTCATGTATCGAACAGCTCATTGCCAAGGTTCCAGAAATTGAAAGAAAACGCAAGATTGATTTTTGGAACGGACCTATGAGAAAATCGTTTAAGGAACGCTTCAAGCACTGGAAAGAGGATGAAGGAAAGGGATTGGTAGAGTCTTTGAACTTATCCATCCAGGATTTCAAGGATTGTAAAACAATCCCTGGCATGACTGACGTTGAAGAGATTGACAGTTTCATCAAAATGGATTTCATCAAGTACTGGGAAGGTGTTGTATATGAAATCGTTAAGGGATTGAAGAATGGTGAGGACGAAGAGGATATTCGTACTTGTGATGTTTGTGGCTTGCCTATGAATGAAGGATATTATCTCGGAGGTGAATTTGCTTGCGATGATGTATGCTGTTTGGCAAGCTATGATGGAGATGAGGAACAAATGAATGAAGATTTATCTCATGCAAACGAAGACTGTTCTGATGTATATTACACAGAATGGACGAGTGTTTTCTATTAAATAATTAAACAACGAGCAAAACTATGGCAGAAAACTTAATTGATAACGTATTGTTAGACAAAGAGTTACTAGAAAAGAAAGTAAGATTTCTTGAAGGTATACTGAATGATGATGACAAAAAGAAGTATGATGCGTATTGCAAAACAATTTGCAAGTATCGTAATTATTTTGTCATAGCACATGATAGAACTGGTGATGGTGGAATGTCGATGTTATACCTTGGAGCATTCACAAATATAGAACATGCAGAAAAGGCCGCTATTTCTGGAGCCAGTCCATTCATACCGATTGGTAGAGTTAGAAAAGTTGACTATCCTACTGAAGAGATCGGGTCTGATATTGATGTACAGAAAGGTACATTTCTTGAGTCTGTTTACGTTGACAACGGTGTGGTCTCAACTGAATATTGGGCTATCATGTCACGAGAATACAAGGAAGATGAACGCTATGGAGTTCTTATATGGAGCAGGGATGGTTTGTCTAAAAATGTCCGCAACACCTTCTTTGTATATGATAACAAGGATGATATGCTTAATTTTGTAAAACAAGCAAAATGTTCTGAATTACAAGATGATCTTGAATATCTTAATGACTCTTGGTTCATAGATGATTTATCTGGAAATTTCGGATTGTCACCTATAGATGGTTTTCCTGGAAACCTGCGTGTTTGGGGATATGAAGGCTATGAGGTATACATTATTAACGGAACTTTTAAATGACAGACAATGTTTTAGACATATTAAAAGACAAGGCCAAGAAAATATCTTCTGAGCCATCTCGCAAGGAAGAAAACTATAACCTGCTTCTACAAGAAATTATAGACGCAGGTATAGAATTGGCTGGCTATATAGCAGACAACGTAAATATTGGAGAAATAAACATTGATATTGAGACAGTTTGGATTGATTGCAACGGAGACTTTATGATACACGGTGGAACTAAAGATTTCGAAGCAGACATCAAATTCTCCAGTCTTTCTGTAGAAGCTATGGGTAATGTTATTAACGCAATATTAAAATTCATCGGAGGTAAATAATTATGAAATGGATTGTAGAAGATAGTCTTAGCAACTTCCCATTCTGGGGCGGTGCAAAAGATACAGTTGAAGACTTGACTGAAGAGCAGATTAATGCTTTTGGAGATTTCTTGGAACAAAATGGTTCTGAAGACACCGTTTACACTGATACGGAAATTAACGATATGTTTTGGCATGATCGTGATTATGTTTATGCAATCGTTGGTTGGCCTGGGTACCCAAAGGTATTCAAGATCACACATCCAGATGGAAGAAGTGTAGATGTGCTTGTCCGTAGCGAAAATGAAGAGCAAGATTTAAAAGGCTCACTCAATGTATCTAGCATGGCAGAAATTGAGGGTGCTGGTGACGGAGACGAAGATATGGAATTTGGAGACTTCGAAGCAAAAGAATTTGAGAGTATCAAGTTCTGGAAAATTACAGGGCCTTTTGGCAATACAGCTATTGTCAAGACTGAATATGATTACGATTCAGATGACTTGCATGATGACGAATTCATGCAGTGTTGTAAAATTGAGCAGCTTAACAGTAATCAAGAGGACTACATAGACTGGCTTGATTACGACACTAAAGAATTTACATGGAATCCAGAAGGAAAGTTGTTGGATGAATGTTACATTCCTGTATATGCAATTCCAAGAATTTGTGAGAAGATTCTTAATCCAGATGGCTCTCTTGATTATTACGATGTTCCAGAATCACATGCTATCAATATGATGAATTTGAATCTGGAACTTAATGATGAAGATATTAAGAATATTGACGGATTCGTTAATAATCTGAACAAGAAGCACCCAGATGGATTTGATATTAAATGGGATGAGCCTTCTATTGGTTCCCCATATTTCGATTCAAAACCAGAATTTGGTCTTGCATGTGATTGTGTAACACTTAGAATTTACAAGAAATAATATGGACAAATATAGAATCGTTGTATTAGCGTTCGAAAGCGGTGAAGTTGACGTTATTGATGTTGATAAGGAAATTATAGATAACACTTGGCACAGAGATGTTGAGAGTTACCTCCAGGAGCATTGCCAATACGACCTTGACAACATACAATGGATGCAAGGTGACGCTAACAAAATTCGCATTAACACGTTGGATAACGATAGCTTTGAAGGTGGCTATGACACACCAGAAGAGGCTGGCCTTTAACAATTAAACAAATATCTATATGGATCATTTAGAAGGTTTAGACAAGCTTTATTGCTCAAAATGTGGAAATGATGATGTTACAGTTGGTGTTAATATTAACCCTAACGAAAAAATTGACATCAATTTTCACGATAGCAGTTTGTTGGAGAAAGATAACTGCTGGTGCTATCATTGCTGTGATTCAACAAGTCTCAAAACATTGCAAGAACTTTGGGATATGTTCTCAAACGTTCCTATCAATGATGAAGACGAGATTGAGCAAGACTTTATGTGTTTCAAGGCTGGAACCAGCAGGTTTGATGTTTGGCATTGGTTCGATGAACGATGCCCAAATAGTTTGCATGATGATTTAATGTAAGGTTAATTATGAAACGTACAAACGAAAATCTTAAGAAGTACCATTTAAAGAAGGGACTTAAGAAGTCCCAAAACGCTGACATTGAGCACATTACATTTAACATGGAGTTAGACAAAGTGTGGCACGACAATATTAAATGTAACTGTGATGATGTTCAGTTTGGTGAAATTCTTAGTGATGATGGTCCGTGGATTTTGGGCAATGTTGAGTCAATGTACAACAAATTGTTCGACTTCCAGTTCTTTATGGATGAGTCTGGAGAGGTTTGCATGCAAGCTTCTCCTATGACAGAAGAAGGACATGGAGACATTCTTGACAGAGTGTTCTTCACGGACATTAAGGTAAAACTGAAAGAAAAGCCAGAAATAACAGATGACATGCTCATTGTTGATTGTGATATGTTTGGTCCAAACGAAGAAGAGGATTTGACGTTTGAATTTTATGATGGCTTTGCTATTGAAGTTACGAATGGTTTAGATGAGTCACCTTTAGTACTCCTCTACCCTACTCTGGTAGAAGTAGCAGAAAATAAATCTCTTGCAGCAGAAATAAGAAATTATTGCGCTGATGAAGAGATTGACTGCTACAACATTGCGTTGAAATATGGTAAGGTATTTAAATTAAATGATTTACGATGATTTTCACAGAATATATTGAATCATGGTTCAAAGAGTTTTTGGAGGACCATTTACAGTATGACCCTAAATATATTAGCTGGCTGTTTAATGAGATGGGGTATTCATTGGCCAACGTTGAACAAGGAGAAGACGAATACTTGTATTTGTTGGAACTGAAAGGGCAAGAGATTTGGGATAAGTTGTTTTCATCTAACCCATATCACAAGATAACATGCGATGATCTTCCAGATACGTTGACATTTGTCACGCAATTGTTGACAGACACAGCATTGGAAATCTTCAATAAAAAGAAAGGGTTTACGGACTCTTTCATTGAAGATATTGCATACAGATGTGATGGATATGACCAGTTGATTGGGTATTTCCAAGACTTGATGAAAGGAGGCTGCTTGTCTGGTGTAACAAATATGTTCATGTATTACGATGAAACTAAAAAGTTTTATATTGAGCACATGGACGATTTGGAAGATTTTGTGACAGATTTGGAAGAAGAGCTTGGTGAGCCAATACAGCAGAACAAGCAGAATACACTTCCAAGATATATGTTTGTTTGTCATCTGTGCTATGAAGAGTTTGCTTCAAAGATTGCACGTGAACTGTTCCCAGATGACTTTTAAAGAAATAAGGTATGAAAAATAAAGTAGATACATTCAAATTAGCTAAGATGGTCTCTTCAATCGAACAGAACAAATTGAACACGATCATTTCAGCAATCGGTGGAGAATATACGTTTGATATGGATAATGATGATAATTGCCCTATCATTGGTATGCTGGGAAGCAACGTTATCGCTAACCCATTTGACATCGTTGTAAAACGCCTGTACTTTAATGAGAACAAAGTTCTGATGATTGAAGGACATGTTGTTGAAGGTGAGGATGGTGACTTTGTTGCGGATGAAATTATTCCAGGACAAGTGACATTTATCATTGATATGCTTCCAGACGTTGAATTGCCAAAGAATCAGAACCTCACAAGAAATGAGGTTCTTTTGGCACACAATGACAGATACGTTGATGTTGCACAGGAGATTTCAGTTGAATGCCTGTCAAAAATGCAAGAACTTGATGTATGTCAGAGTGATAGAGAAAAAATCAAGTCATTGATACGTGATTGGGCTTTGGAGTTTATGAAAATGTATGGCAATTATGATTATACAGAGAACCCAAAGAACATGAGTTATTATGACTTGATTGATGAGTTTACCTCACAGAAAATGAAGACCTATGTCTAGAGTTGTTGAATACTGGAGGCATCCTACACGAACTGAGATTAAACGTGGAGAAGGTGCCATACATACAATAACGGTAGATGCCGATAAGGTTATGAAACCAGATGGGTCTTTAAAGAAGTGGTTTGTTGAAAACGGACTGCGATATAACTTAAAACAATATTAGTATGTTAATAAGCAAAGGTGAATTATTAAACATAGAGTTAGAGCAATCTGCTATTCACGATACACATAGAAACTGTGACATTATACCAGAACTCGTAGCAATGCTTTGTCAGACTCCAGAATTAATGAAAATGGAGAAAGATGAAGATTCGTTGTATAACATTGCAATGGATGCAAAAGAAGAAGGCGAATGTAGTAAGTTTTGGGACACTGAAGATGCAACAGAGTTCTGTAATGAATTGTTTGAAATAGCAGATAGTTATGCTCCAGAAGGGTATTATTTTGGTGCCCATCCAGGAGATGGTTCTGACTTCGGCTACTGGAAATGTGATCCATAATTATATAATCGAAGACCGATTTAGTGCATTGCGTTATTTCGGTCTTTTTATTAAACAACGTTAAAAAGTGGACAGCTATTCACACCTTTACACAACCTCCTATCCTATTCTTCAATAAAAACGAAATGCCGTTAAAGATTGAAGAGATTAAATTAGAAGGAACAAAATTTGATAATCGGGCCAAACTTACAGTAGAACAGCGTAAGGCCATCAAGGTATTAAGCGAGCAAGGATTTAGCCAACGCAAGCTTGCCACAATGTTCAACGTCAGTAAGAGACTCGTACAATCAATAATAACGCCTCCAGTACGGCAACCAGCAAAGAAACGGTCAAAAGAATACTGGAAGGCAATCAAACAGAAACATCGTGCCAGAAAGATGGAACTCTATCTTGAAGGCAAAATTAAATTTAAAAAGTAATTATACAATGGAAGAATTAAAAATTTCTAAGCAGAATGCAATTGCTGCTTATGTAGCAGGTTCGGAAGAGACAAAGGAGACTTTGAAGAAGCTCTTCCCAGATGTTGATTTTAGTATCAAGGTGACGGACCGTATCAAGACATGGCAGGATGTCATGGATGCACTTAACATGAAGGAGTCAGACATCAATGACATGTCGAAGGCTATTAACGCCTTCCAGGTCTTCAACAAACGTGACAAGCGTTGCGTTAAGGCATTCGTCAAGGTGTTGTGCATAGTGAAAGCCTTGAATGAAGGCTGGGAGCTTACTAAGGAGACTTATGATAAGCATGAGTGCTACTTTGTGTATTGGATTCGTAAAGACGGTATCTCTGGCAAACACGAGTTGCAGGCAAGCTCTGATTGTGCGCCTGGTGACGTTGTTGCGAGTAGCGGTTTCGGTGATTCGTATTGGGGCATCGTGCCTCGGCTTGCCTTCAAAACTCTTGAGCTGGCAGAATATGCGGTAACGCAGTTCCCAGACATCTGGCGTGAATATTATAACAATTACGAACAGGATTTGTAGTCAATTATGAGAAGGAAACGTGTAAAAAAACACGTTACCGAAATTGATTTCAAATCAACGTCATATTACGATGTAAAAAACAATATAAAAAAGTTTCTGAAATCGGTTCTCTCCCAGCTTGGACTTAAGTCTGGGAGAGACTATTTGGTAACGAAAAATTATCTAAAGATAAGACATATAAAAACTGTAATAGGTCAAATCTTAATCACGTTAAAAGAAGCGTTTCCTATGTTCAATTATTATTGGGAAACTCCAAGAATTTTAGTATGGTTCTAACAATAAAAATATGAATAATATCCAAAATTATAAGAAAACAATTATTAAATTGGCTGACGAGGAGGTCGTTAGAGAGTACAATGTTCAGAAGGATGCAGAAGATTTTGAGAAAATCAAGGCTGTAGAGATCGAACTTTCATATCGTGGAATTAACATTTAATTGGTTATGGGTGAAGTTGATTATAATGTGACTTACAAGGGTAAGGATTACCCTGTAAAAGAAATTATCCTGTTTGCTGGCACCAATGATGCGATGCGAGTAAACGTATCTACAGAGGAATTACAGAATGCTATATATGATTCTGATTCTGGATATAGTGATAGCGAAGCAGAAAAGATAGATAATAGTATTTATTTTTTCTTGGACAATGAACACTTCAACATGAGCAAGGATGATATTGTAGAATATTTAGAACGTGATTAATCATGGTAACATTGGAAGATATTTTAAATACATACTTCGGAAGTGATGTATGTATTGGAGAAACATTGGCAGATATACCTGCTGATGGCTTAAGCCTGGAAGATGCCCATCAACTTTATATGAAAACTATGAATAAGGTTGAAGAAGATGTTTTCTTCAGACTAGCAGACGGTGAGATTCAAGTTCTTACAAGTGATGATGAAGTTCATAAGAAAAGTGCTTTGGATGAATTGGTGAAATCAATTAGCTATATTGATGTTGTATTCAAGTATGACGATGAAATCTTTGTCGTAAAAGTTATCGAAGAACTTATAGATTTAGACCATTATGACGATCTTTGGGATTGGTGGTGCGGAGTCGATAATCAAACTGTCAAGCATCCAAACCTTAATGTTGAGGTAACTGGAAAGAAATATGAAAATGGAGACGTTTCTCCAGATGGAATTTACGTAAACGTTTATCTTGATTCAAATGACAATGAACCAAAGAAAGCAGAAGTATTAAAAATAATATCAAACTTATAAAACATTCAATAAACAATGGAAATTCTTACAAATATCAAAAATGCAATTAACAATTTCGTTGCATCAAGTATCAAAAGTACTGAAGAGAGACAGAAGCGTGAGCTTGCTGCAAGAGAGGCACGCTTAAAGAAGAAAATCGCTACAGATGGAGATGAAATGATCCAGGTTAAAGAGTTTGATGGCTCTTTGTATTTTGCATTTGATGGCGTTCCTCTTGTACGAACCAATCTTCTGAAAGAGGATATTACAGATGCAATTAAGCATTCTCGTGAGGATTACCTGGCGTTTATGTTGAAGGAGTCAAAGAAATAGTTCACATTTAAATTATATAATTTATGGAAGAGCAAAACAAAACATTAAGATTTGAGATTTATGCACTTGGCGCAGCAGAAATTAATGTTGTGTCATACTCATATCTAAAGTATAAGAATTCGAATATCATATCAATGCAGGTAAATGATGACAAATCATTGTGCCAGTTCATTAAATCAAAAGCTATTAATGGCATTCCTATGATGATAAAGAATGACGGTAATCACACTGTTCTTACATTTATGTTTGAAGAGCAATCTTTAAAGGTTATCATTAAAGATGTGACATTTGAAGATTGTGTTACTAATACAAAGGCTATTGATTTGCAGCCAGTTGTTACAGACTCCCCTATAGATTCAGTCATGTTATCTATGGAATTTCCAGATGACATGTTGATGATTGACGATATGATTAACATTATACAAGCTATCACAGATGAGTACGGTTATCACGATTTGTACACAATGGTAGATAACACTCCAACAGAATATACAAAGATGTTCTTCAAGTCATTGTTGAACGAAGCTTTTTACTTGGATCATAGTTCACATTACAACAAGGTAATGTCAGAATGCTGCCAGGAAATTGTTTCAGCAATTCGCAAGAAATATCTGGGCCTAGATTTAATGGAAGTTGTCAAAATATACCAAGAGAATCCAGATCGTGATATTGTGAAAGAAGTTGTTGAGGAGAAATATCCTAACTATGGGCTAACGGAGGAACAAGAAGAAATTGTTAAACGTTATGAGGCCATCAGAAAGGAAATGAAAGACGCTGGAATCATTACATTCAACGATCCAAAAGACTGTAAATCATGGGCTATTAATGGTAACAAGATTCCAAAGAATTGGTCTATTATGAACTCTTACGAACTGACTCAGGACAGGAATAAATATGCAGTTCTTTGTGTTGAAGATGATACATACACAGCAAGACAAATCACCCCAGATGATATTGCAGGTTATTCTGACTTATCTGATACTTTTATTGTAGCACCAAAAGATGAAGAAAGATAAATTAGACTTCAAATATAAAGCACAAGTAATTATGGCTATAACAATAGCTGTACTTGTGCTTGCATACCTTCAGCTTCTGATTTCATCCAGATTACGTGAAAAAGAACAGGAATACAGGACTGACAGCTTATTGTTTGAACTTGACAAATATCAACAGGCAGACAGATATGATGTCGGATATGCAGATGGTCTTGCTCATAGAAAACGTATGAGAACAGAAGCAGAAAAGGAATTGGTAAAATTAAACAAGGAATTTGACAGACAATAATATAAACAATTAAACATCAATCAATTATGTTTGAAAATGCAAATACAGCTGAAGAGAAGTTACAGGAACTTCTCAAGCAATCTAATGTAAAGGACATTCAAGACTGTTCTGAAGGTCTTTTTTGGGGAATAGGAAATTACCCTATGAAAGATTGTATCTTTATTTTCCGCAGAGAGGATAAGGAAAAGTATATCAGAGTTGAAGTATTTCCTAGCTATGAGGATCTTCGAAAAGAGAAGGCTTTCTTTGAGCGTATGAAAAATGATTGTCTTGAAGGTGGTTGTTTCGAAAGACTTGGCAGATTGTACGATTGGTACGAGAATGGCACCAAAGAAAACGCCCCACACCCAGCAGATATGTTTTATGCCGATGCTATCAAGACAACTGAATATAAGAACGTGTGGAATCTTGAAGACGATGAGTTCACAGCTGGTGATATTGTTACATGCAAGGACAATTTGCCTTTCATCTATGCTGGAAAGTGGCATAATAAGTTTGACAATGTTATCAGATACCGTGCGTATGCTGGAATTGATAGCAATGGAGAACTTGACATGCAATATAACAAAGTATGGCGTATGAGTTGTAATCATGGTAGAATCAAGCCAGCCACCGAAGAACAAAAGAAACTGCTGTTCGGTATGATTGAAAAGACTGGTATGACATGGAACAAGAATTTGTTCTGCTTCCAGAAAGCAATAACAAAAGATATGTCACTTAAGATTGGAGAGATGATTCTTGTCCGCAACACAGATAAAGAAACATGGAAACCAGCATTCTTCAGTAGATATACTAAATGGAATGGAGAGACTGTATGCAATATTATTGACGCAAGTGACAAAAAGTTCTCTCAGTTCATCAAATATGATAATAATTTAGCATATAAATAAGGTGTGATATATGAACAAAGAAAGAAGAGACAGACTCTCAGACGTTATAGCATCTCTTGAAGAAGCAAAAGATCTTCTGGAGGATGTTAAGAACGATGAACAGGATGCTTTTGACAACATGCCAGTTGGATTGCAGTGTTCAGAAAGAGGTTCAAAAATGGAGGACTATATTGAACTTATGGAAGATGCTGGAGATCAGATTGACAATGTGTGTGTGTTCATTGAAAAGAATATAATTAAAAAACGCTAAAATATTTGGTAGCTATCATATATTTTATTACCTTTGCATAAAAACAATATACAATGGATAGAATAAGTTTTTCAAATACACTAAAATGCAAAAGAGAGTCTTTGAATATTAGCAAATATAAGGTATCTAAAGATACTGGGTTAACATCGCTTCAGATAAATAGAATTGAAGATGCTGTTAACTCTTATTCTATGGGCAATATATTTAAATATTTGAAGGCTATTGGGTGCAACTTGCAATTAGTTAACAATTGCAACACAGATGTGCTTGATTGTGTAGAAAAGTTTGGATCATGGGTTACTAAAAGACGTGATTCAGATATGTCTATGTATTCTTTGGCAAAACAAATAGGAAGTAATGTTGTTACTATTACGAAAATAGAAACAGCACGTTCTACTGTTGGTGTAGACTTATTTCTTAAGATTGTTGATGCTTTTGGGTATAAGATAAAAATTGAAAGCGTATGACAAATAACAATTTCAAAAAGTCATCTTGGAAATATAAGAATATGTCACCAAGTGAAAGAGGCATAACTATAGTTTTGCCTCTGCTTCCAATTGCAGCAGTATTCACATTACATATAATTGGTGTTGTAGGCCATACTGATGACCATTACATTAGAACATATTTTGAGAGCTTTATCAAAAGCCAGTTATCGTTATGGTTATGGCTTGCATACATTTTTGTGTTTTCGCTCTTATATATAAGTATCAAGAAACGACACAAATATTATGATACGCTATCAGCAGAAGAATTGGCGATTATCAAGAAGCAGCATAAAAAATATGTAATTATGTGGGGACTGTTCGTTCTAAGTTCACCGTTTATTGGTGTTAGCATTATTATGCTTGAAGAATTTGTGAAAAAAAGCGAAGCAATTAAAACAGCTCTTACAATTATTGGCTGGTTAATAGCAAGTACTATTTTCTTGCTTGTTAAGGCAGAAACAAGAAAACGAAAATGAACAAAAGTAACATGAAGGCCGATCCAAAAGAACGCAAGAAAACGCTGGACGCTTTCTTTGAGTTCTTTGACTTGAGCAAAATCTTGTTTAACCGCAGACTGAAGGAAATCTACAATGTAACAGATATACCTAAAAGAAGCAGGTTTTACAAGATGGCTCAAGACATGGCCGATAACTTACAAATTGATTGGTCAACTATGACACATGCGGATAGCAATCGTATCATGTTGGCTATGCTGGAAGATTCTTTCAACAAAATAGCAGAGATAGAAGATTCCAAATCTGTGGATATTATCGTTAAAATTAGAAGTAAATGAGTCGCTTGGAAGTTTTCGATTCGTATGCGCAGAAGATTTCTGATGAAAGCTCCGTCCCATATATCCATGTCATAAGACTGAGAGATATGGGACTGCTAGATGAAAAATCAGTCAGAGATTTCTTAATTAGACATGACTGTGATGCCTTACTAAAAACAAAGAAGTTTACAGATACACAAGTGTATAATAAACTTGCTGGAATCTATGACCTAGATGTTAGACAGATACAGTATATAATCAATACCAAACGGAAAAAGCCGTATTATTGTACCTGTTGTGGTAAGCAAATCTCCAGGATTAAGTTTATGAGAAATCAAGGACTATGTGATAAATGCTTGTCTAACAAAATTTAAATTTTATTGTTATGGGTAATCTGTATTTAGATGCGTACAAGTTCTACAAAAGAACACACGCAAACAGCTTGTTGTTATTCCATGTAGGCTCCAGATATGAAGCTTGCGAAGAAGATGCAGCAAAACTGAGTGAGAAATGTGGCTATCTTTTATTGGAGAAAGATGGTATTAAGTTGTGCGGATTCCCAGATAATGAAGTTTCTGAAGTGATGGCACGCTTATCATCTGACTCTGTTAATATGTATATTGTCGAATACCGTGATGATTGCGGAAATTTCTCCATTCCAAAAGTGAAACAAATAATGGAAGATATTGAGGCAGATTATTGATGTTTTCGATATTATATATAAAAAATCTTAAACACTTGATATTAAACCATATTTAATAAGTATTTTGTTTAGTTTACACAAATAACAAAACACTGGTTTACAGAAAGTTAAGTTAAAAATATTAGTTAATTTGCTTTGTCAGTTCAAAGTATTTTTATAATTTTGCCACGCAATTCTGAATGAGTTGCGTGGTTTTTTATTGCGTAAAATATAAAATTGATTATAAATATGAACAGAATTAAGACTAAATTGAAGTTCAAGAAATCTGACCAGACAGGAAACTGGGTTGGGTTCGTATCTATCAACAAGGTTAACGGAATGATCAGAGGTGTACATGAGGATGACCCAGCACCAAAAAAGGTATGTGTTGTGACTCGTGACATCATTCCTTATATAGAAGGTGGCATTCTGTACGATGTTGAGATGATACCTATGAAGGATAAGAACGCTGGCTACATTGTAGTTCAAGCAGATCCTCACGCTTTTAAGGCAACAATCGAGACATTTGTTGTAAAGAATGCGGTTTATGAGGTTCACGTGAAGTTTGGAAACAAGAAACTTGTTTTCAATCCAATGGATGGACAGCGTGATTCTGTTCGTGACATCAATTGTTTTATTAAGGTTCTGGAGCAGAGAAAGGACATTAAGGATCTGTTGACTGTAGTTGACGATTTCAAGAACACTGGATATGCTCTCTTGAAGCAGTTTGAAAGGGATGGTTACTATGTTCCAGTGTCGCAGAAGAGGAAAGCTTCCTAGAAAGCGTAAAAAGGCTTGCATAAAGGCTGATGGTAGAATGTCCTATTACGTCACTATCAAGCTGGCATTGGTAACTGGAGAGTACCCAGTTAAATTTTGGGTTAAATCAAAGGTTGTGAATACTTTTAATCAAGATATAGGAATACCAATCCCTACTCCAACTGAATTCTGGTAAATCTGATATATTATGTTCAATATTCCAACAGAAGGTATAGCTACAGACGCAGCTCATTCCACAAAGAATAAGGTAACAGAATTTCAAGGAATAGACTTGAAGACTGGAAAACGAATCTTTTATGAAAATCTAGGAAACAAAACCGTTAACATTGGTGAGTTCCTGGGTGTGGTAGAGGCTGTTAAGTACATAATCGAGAATGACTATTGGCCACGAGTTATATATACGGACAGTATGACTGCTATATCGTGGTTTAAGAACAAGAAGACAGCATCTAAGAAAAAATGCAGAGACCTTCAGAAAGCAGAAATTTTTCTCAAAGCCTTCTCTTGGGATGTTGACACAATAGAAGTTAGGCATTGGAATAATCGTGAGTGGGGAGAAACACCTGCTGATTTTGGTAATAAATAGAATATGGAAACAAAGGTTTGTAGTGTTTGTGGTAAAGAAAAGCCATTAAGTGCTTTTCCAAAAAATAATGCAACGAAATGCAAAGCATGTATGTCTCTTGAAGCAAAGCAAAGAATAGAAAAGCAAAAACAAGCAGAAGAAGAATATCAAAAGAGAATATCTACTTTAGATGAATTTTCTTCTGAAGAATTGCTAGAAACACTTTATAGAAGAGGTTACAGAGGAAATATGACAATTGACAATCATAGTATGTCATATAATGAATCAATGGACCGCTTTATAAGAATGCAGCAAAGATAAAAAGATTGAGGATAACAACAACGTTCAGCCGACAATTCGTCTATTCTTCATAAATCTCGCTTGATTGAAGGCTGAACGTTTATATTGCGGAGTAGAGCAGTTGGTAGCTTGCCAGGCTCATAACCTGGAGGTCGACGGTTCGAGTCCGTCCTCCGCAACAACGCACTTTGTGCAAATAGATCTTTGACATATTGGAGAAAGCTTAACAATTTAAACGCATTATATATATGAACGATTTTAAAACAAGACGTGACAGTATCTTACAGGTATTCTCACAGGCAAAGGACGATCTTGAAAAGCTCAACTCTGATATTGATTACGAGATCGAGCAGAACAATCAGATGGTAGGCGATCTTCAGAAGAGAAACGAGGAGTTGGCTCAGATGAAGAAGAACAACGTAAGTTCTATCAAGTCGTTCTCGAAATTCTTCCAGTAAGAATTAAACATATTAAGGCTATAATGGTGGAAGTGGTAGACACGCATTTTGAAGTGAAGAATGGCTGTCAATTCAACGCACATGACATCTGGGTTCGAATCCCAGTTATAGCCCAAGAATTTATGTATTTGCCATAATACGATAAAATTTTAAATGTTTGAGCCGCATACGTGCGGCTTTTGGGGTTGTAGCTCAGTTGGCTAGAGCGTCTGGTTTGCATCCAGAAAGTCGTGAGTTCGAATCTCACCTTCTCCACATTGCTTATTGGATAAATGGTGTAACATGGTTTAAATTTTAAGGTAAGTTGTGAAACTTGCCTTAAATGGAACAGTAGCTCAGTTGGTTAGAGTGCTCGGCTTATATCCAAGCGGTCGGAAGTTCGAGTCTTCCCTGTTCCACAAATAACGGTTCTGTAGCTCAGTTGGTCAGAGCAGCTGACTGTTAATCAGCAGGTCACAGGTTCAAGTCCTGTCAGTTCCGCAGTTTGTTTTCATATTTTTTAAGGTTGATAGTTTTATTTTTATTGTTTATTGTTTGATGTTTACTAACCTGGGAGAGTGATGGCTCCCAGGTTTTTATTTGCAACAGTATTTCAATTGGCAGAATGTTAGTCTCCAAAACTAAAGGTTGATGGTTCGAGTCCATCCTGTTGTGCTAGATGTTTAATTAAATTGTTTGAAAGATGAAAGTTATTAAGTTTATCAAGAAAGCTGTAAAATGGTATTGCAAAATGGCTGTAGCAAGCAATATTGCATATCCCACTGGAACTGTACCACCAATGGTATAGCTCCTTTTTGATTGACGTGATAACTGTTTTTGGAGAAATGGCCGAGTGGTAAGGCAGCTCATTGCTAACGAGTAATACAGAAATGTATCGGAGGTTCGATTCCTTCTTTCTCCGCAATTATTAATCAAAACATATTATATTATGAGTCAAAATTCTTCTTCAAACAGTGGTGGAATAGGTCTGTGCGGCCTGTTAACCGTAGCATTCATCGTTTTAAAGTTATGCAACGTAATTGCCTGGTCATGGGTATGGGTGTTGGCACCGCTCTGGATTCCAGCAGCTATCGCATTGGTCATCATCGTGATCTGTTTGCTGATTTGGCTTATTGATCATAAGTAATCTCGCTTTCTCCAGTATGTTGAAATACTGCCTCATGGTGTAACTGGAAACACAACAGATTTTGGTTCTGTTATTCATGGTTCGAATCCGTGTGAGGTAACTAACAAAATTGATGAATTAATCTCGCATATTGATTAAAGAAGTTTTTATATGAAATTTTTAAATGGAAACGGACAACAGGAAGTTGACGCATTCTTGTATCATCTCTGCAATTTATTGGCAGCAGTAGAAGAGAGCAAGCATGAACAGTCAGTTTCCGACAAACTCAACAAGAAGTTGTTTAATGATAACGCTATTGAGTTTAAAACCAACTTGCTAACATTTGTGAAGTCTGGGGACCATATCGGGTTCAACTTTATGAACGTAGTCGCATTTACAAACAAGGCTAACAACATTGTCAACCTTGTCAAGAGCAACTACAAGGAAGATGAATTCAAGCCAGTTTGCTGCCATTTGGATAACAAACAGGTACATGTGAATGATTTGCAATATGGTCTTACATACGCTTTGGTCACAAATCCACACAAGCCTTGGAATTCAATCATAGGCTTTTGCAAGTATATCGGCAACGGTAACATTTATGTCATTGGTACAGATTTGAGTGAGTGTCTTGTAACGTTGTCTGGTAAATATGAACAGTTTTTCGCTTATCGAGTAGATTTTCTTGAAGCGTACACAAAATAAATTTCAGATCGGGCTGGAGGAGTCATAAACGGCCTTCCAGCCTTTTTGTTTAATGAATTATAAACTGATAAACAATAAAATTATGAACATAACAAAGGCTATTGCAGAAGAAATTGCCGACCAGATGATAAAACCTATGGTTGATCATCAGATTGCGCAGGAAACTAAAATGAAGGAGTACTGTACGCTTATTATATTGGGCAATGTTCCTGTATCAATTCAGAAAGAATACAAAGCTCACAAAGAATATTTCCAGCATTTGTCTAACGCTTATTTGTGCAATGGAAATGCACAAATTTATGTGAGTGTTGCACCTTTTAAGGTTCCTTTGAATAATCGTTCATATCGCTATGAATGTACAAAGGAACAGTACGACTACATCGTAAAGATGGAGAAAGACATCAGCAATTTGATTTCAGAAAAGAGAAAGATAAAGGAATCAATTATATCAACCCTGCTTTCTCTCAGAACGATCAAACGAGTTATTGAGCAGTTCCCAGATGCAGCCCCTTTTGCAAAGAAGTATCAAAAAGGAACGACAACTGCTGTTTCTGTTCCTATTGAAACAATAAACAAGACGTTGAACAAATACAAGAAGTAATATATGGCTATAGTACAAGTTGACCTGTCTGAGTATGATATGCTCAGACAGGCAAAACAAAAGGCTGAAGATGAATGTGCAGAGCTGAAGGAAAACATTAAGGCTATTAAGAATTCATCAAAAGCCATTGTTAAAACGGTCCATGTAAAGAATCGTGTTCAATTTGATATAGACAAGATAATTTCAAACACGATTCAAAAATATACGGACTATGAAAGAAGAAGATTTGATAGTCCTTTTTGGGACAATTCAATTAACAGTACAGTATTATGCGAAAGTTTACGTGCAGCATTACATGTTCGTGGAGCATTTTCATACGAAGAAGATGCTGAAGGTGAAGTTTCTGAATCTTTTGTTAATTTTGAAGACGTAAGAATCAAGGTTGAAAACAAGATGCAAGATGAAATAAACAAGAGCATTAAAGAATGTGATAATGCAAAAACTGAATATCTTGCAAGAAAGGATCAGCTTGACAAAGAAAAGGATGAGATCATCCAGAAATATAAAGAAGAGTGTTATAAGCAACTGGAGGCCAGATTTGATCAACAGATAACTGGTCTTAAGTACAACTTGACAGAACAGTCTGGAAAGGTTTCTCACCTTCAAGGCGTAATTGACACGAAGGATGAAGAGATTGCTAAGTTGAAGGAAGAGATTGAAGCTTTAACGAAGAAGAAATCTCATTGGTGGGACTAGACAATAAATGATTATGAATAAAGACAATTACATTCCAGGTGATTTGTGTTTAGTAAAAGGTAAAGTTGAATCTGTTTGTGAAGTAGACAGAGACAACGACTTTAGTATTACAACAGATCAACATCCTTTTCTACGGTTGAGTCAAGTCAAACCTATTCCATTGACTTGTAAAATACTAGAAAAGAATGGATGGGACCATAAAGACGAAGTTTATTTTAAAGAATATCCTAAGAGAAAGCTTGTAATTATGGAGGAGAATGCGTATATAGTCAACGAAAGTTGTTCTATGTTTCTCTGTCAAACTAAGTATGTTCATCAGTTACAAAATTTACTCTTTGGTTTGAATATTAATTCAGAAATGGAGGTGTAGAAATGATTTTAAGCATTATTGGTTTTATTCTAGCTGGCATTGGCATGTATATTTATCTTAGATATTCAAAGTACGTGCTAGAAGGTTCAATTCTTCTAGTTGGTGGTGCATTTATGGCTGGCATTGGCATTGCATGTATGTGTTTCTTATAATTAAATAAATATGAAGTTACAAGAGAATCAACGTTTTGAGTTATTAAAGGCATTGTGTTATAGTGTTCCACAAAATCCAAATATAGATCGTTACTATATTGCGGATGCTATTAGAGACGCATACGATGAACTGAAAAGTATTGATGTTTAACTGTCTTCGGACACAAATTAATTAGATTATGCCAAGTAGATATACAGAGCCGATTTATAACGGCCAGGACATAACATTTGAGCAATTTGCAAATAGTTGCTTAAGAAATTTCGGTATATATCTTCGATGGGAAGGTAAACAAAATGTTGGAGACTTTGAAATTCCAGACAAAATTGAACCAAGTGATTTCCATAAGAAGAGATATGATGAATTAAATGCTGAGTACATAGAGTTTATACGTCATCCAAAATCTAAAGAACAGCTTGAGAAAGAATATATTGAGTATGTTAAAGAGGTGAACGCACAGAACGAAGAGTTCGCAAAGATGAAAAATGATTTGCGTGCAAGATATGAATCCATGCTTGAAAAGGTAAGAAAGTGGGTGGTGCCATCAGCAAGCTATCAAGGTGTGAAAGATTTTATGGAAAGTCAGCTTCTTGAAAGTATTGAAGTAGACTGTAACATACATGTTACTAAAATCATTCCAAAAGATAAATGGATAGCTAATCAGCAGAACCGTCCAGACTTTGTTAAAAACATGAACGACCATCTTGAACAATACCATCAAGCTGTTGCTTCAGCCGCAAAGTCAACACAATGGCTCAAGACATTTACTGAAAGCATCAGAAAGGTGAAGTAATAACCTTTTAATAAATGTATGTAAATGGATATAGTAAGTATACTAATAGCAGTGGTGCCAATTGCACTTATGCTTTATTTTGCTATAAATTACAAATAAAAATATAAATATGAAAGAATTGAGAAAGAAGTCATTTAAGAACGGAGTTGTATATTGCTTACAACTAGAAGATGGTTTCCTGGTAGAAACTACAGACACGTTCTTACCTTATTATACTAAGGACGCTATTGGTAGACACCAGAATAAGCTCGACAACAATGAGCTTGGTGATCGTACAGAACGCTGGATGATTGGCGTTTCAACAATGAGCGGATGCCCAGTAAGATGCAAGTTCTGTGCAACAGGTAACATGAAACGTTATCGTAATCTTACAGCAGAAGAAATTGTTGCACAGGTTGAGTTTGTTATCAGTAAGGCTGGTGCCGATCCAAGTAAGGCCAAAGAGTTTAAGATTAACTACACTCGTATGGGCGAACCGTTCCTTAATATTGATGCAGTCAAGGAGGCTATTCGTATTATTACAGAGAAATATCCTAATACTCATCATTATGTATCAACAATTGGTATCAAGGGAAGCGATTTCTCGTTCATTAAAGGAAATATCACATTGCAGATTAGCTTGCATTCATTTGATGATGACAAGCGCAATTGGTTGATTCCTTATAAGAACAAGATGACTATCCAGGAGCTTGGCCAGATTCGAACAGAAAGCAATCTGAAGACAACAATCAACCTTACTCTTGTAGATACGTCAGACTTTGATGCAGACAAACTCCAGGAGTGGTTTGATAAGGATCATTTCTTTGTAAAACTCTCTCCTATCAATGTGAACAACATATCTGAAAAGAATCATCTCGGAAACGGTGTCGTAGAAGGAATTAACTTGGTATGAAAAAGGGTATTTTCAGATATAGAATTATCACAAATCTGAATTGCAACATGAACGAAAGCACAGGAGTAAACGGAAACTGTTACTTCTGCTATCAAAAGTTCAAGTCACCGTTGCGGCTTGATTGTGATAAAATGGAGGAAACATTGAAGAAGGTTGGTGTTCTGAAAAGAGCAACTATCATGGGAGGCGAAAGCTTGCTTAACCCAGATCTGGTAAAGATTGTAAAGATAGTCAGCAACTATACGTCTGATGGTATTTGTCTTGTTACAAATGGAATACTGCTTAATGAGGACATCATTGTAGCATTGAAAGATGCTGGATTAACTGAGGTCGCTATAAGCGTATCTTCCATCGAACAGTACGAAAGGCGTAGAGACATGGCACTTCTGTGCAAGGAGATTATTCCAAACACAAGAATAAACATTCCTAAGTGCAAAGAAAGCTTGAATCCACAACTGCTGGAAACAATACTGTCAGATGGCTTCTATAGCATTGTTTGTGAAGATTTACAGGCTAGATATGGTGAGATAAGACTCCCAGAAGATTCTGTAAAGGTTGGCGATGACGGATATGGATTTTATGATTACAAGTGGAATGGCCATACATTTGGAGTATTTGGCAATTATGGGAAGTACAACAGAAGCGATATTATCGTAACTCCTCTTGGAAATTTCTGTGATTGGGAAAAGTACTGCAAGGCCGTTAAGAACAATGAGCTTGTAAGAAGAAACAATCATATTGATGATGACAAAATTGTGCATTGATTTCGGAAGTGGCTATAATCCAAAGGCTGGATATAAAACTTGCGATATAACAACCTTTCCACAATTGGACTTCCAGTATGATGGGAAAGATGAGATTGTCGGACTTAGAGAAAAATCAGTAGATGTATTTTATCTAAGAAACGTTGTTCATCATATTCCAGATTTACAGAGGACCCTTACAACCTTGAAGAAGTATCTGAAGGTGGGTGGGAAGCTAGTTGTCATTGACTGCAATAAAGTTCATTACAAGACAAATGTATTTCTTGACAATTTGTGGTATAGATTTGTTGGCAACAACAACGAAATCTTTATCAGTAAACAGTATAGAGATTACATCAATGTTTTGATTAAGTTAGGCTTTAAGCAATTATATTATAAATCATTTAAAGAAAAGGAGATTACTAAGTATGAATGCAATTAAGAATCAATTGGAAAAGATGGGCTACGATTATGCTGTAGCCATTGCAACAAAGGCTGAAATCGAGAACGGTGCAGCTTGTGGCCAACTCGCTATTATTTGTGAGTAAGTAATTAACAAACAAAATCTCCCTGGTTCATGCCAGGGAGATGTAATTTAGACTATAATAAAGATATGTGGATTGATGATTATGGATCATTTCTTCCAGAAAATATTCCATATAGAGATATTTCTCCAGAAGATCAAGTGGCTCAATTAAAGAAGCAAATGGCTCAACAAAAGAGACAACAATTATTTGAAGAAATATCTGAAATAATATATGATGTATTGTCAGTATATCCAGACACACCAAACAGTAAACTGGAAGATGACCTGTATATGGACAATATTGATCTGGTTGAATTGATCATAAGATTAGAGCAAGAGTACAGCGTACCTATCAGAGATGATGAAACCAACTGGGTTAACGTTGAAGATATTATAAAAACAATAGAACGTAAAATTTAAATATAACAATAAATAGAAACTATTATGGGATGTTATAATACTACAGGATTTGTGTCTGGACTGAATGTCAGATGCGGTGATCCAATAGTTGCAATACCATGTGTTGTAACTAATAAGCGTGGATTTAGTGCTGCCAATTATTATACGACAACACAAATAACACCTATTTCATTGCCTATTTTTGGTACATACAATGATTATGGCGGTATTGAAAATGTAGAAGACACACCTTCAGCTAATGCGTGGAAACGATGTGTGTGTAACGATATTAAAAGTTCTGTAAATCTCTTTGAGAGAGCCAATGTATGGAGAAATACGTTAGCCGAAATATTAGGGCACGAAAAGCAATATATTAAAGACGGAGCAGATGAAATTGAAGAAGGCTTGAACAGCATATTAAAGCAAACTGATCGCATTTGTCTGATAATTGAGCATAAAGGAGTATATGAAAAATTAGCTAGTAAGTCAGATACGGATGGTAGTATTGATTTCTTCAATGACATTGCGCATTTTAATTGCTTACTGCAAAAATGCGGAATTTATGCTGACCATATTAATATGGGAGAAAGTGCTTTTAGCACAATGCTCATTAATGCAATTTTAAAGAATCCAGACGATATTCCAGATGAGTATAAGACAATATCAAAAACTGGCTCTAATTTGTCCGATAAATACAAATACAAAGTATCTTTGTCGGATTATTTCTTTAATTGGCATATTGGATTCAACGCATATAAAAAGAATATCTGGGACATAGAAGGTATCGCAAAGGCCTTTTCTGATTTTAGCATTTTCGATATGGAAATAGCAAAATTAAACATTGGCTATAGAGTACCAAGTTGTGGCTGTGGTAGTCAAAATGACAACAACAGTAATGTCATGGAGTTCTATGGTTTTCTGAAAGAATTCTATGAGAGTAATTTAAAAGAAGAAGAATATGAAGAAGAATAGTTATGTATAGACCAATCAAAATGTATCAGATAGTCTGTGACAGGTGTGGAGAAGTGTTTGGTGGTACCGATACATGCTCTTCATTGTTCAGAGATAAAGGCACTGATATTAGCGACTACTCAGACTGGGAAGAAATTGATGGCAAGCATTATTGTCCAGACTGTTATGAAGTAGAAATCATAAATGGAATGTATAACGTTAAACCAAAACATTAAATGATTGGAGATTTGATACTGTTCTTTAAAGAATGGTGGAAGCAGAATGTAACTTGTGTACATGATTACCGATACAGAGAAATTGGTGGTCATTCTTATAAAGAATGTTCTAAGTGCGGCAGAACTAAAAGATAACAAAGTATGAAGAAGAATAACTATGGCTGATAAAAGCTTAATGGAGAAGATGCTCCCGATGAAGATTAGTAATTGGGAGTCAATCGAATATAGTTATGGAATCAATTGCCCAAATGAAGATTGCGACAATAATAGTTGGTACGATGATGCCAGAAATATCGTTGGATGGTGTGATACACCATACGGATATATGATAGTCTGTGAGTGTAAGAAATGCTTCACAAAGTACAGATTTCATGGTATCATATCTGGTGATAAATTTGATTTTGAAAATTTTGCAAAAAATTCTTGCAACGTATTGCTGTAAAAAAGAAATAAAAGAATAGTTATGACATGGGTAGCAAAATATTATAATGATAAAAGGATATTAAACTACAAACAGATAATACAAGATTATTTAAAATCTCATAAACCTTCTCGTGATTATTCTTTTGATATTGAATGGGACCTGAAAAATTGTTACACAAATGCTGAAGTGTATCAAAAATTAAAAGTACTCGAATATAGGGCTACTATTAATAATTGTAAGTTGAGGGGGTTTGATAATTATATACCCAATCGTGAATATGAATTTCTTTTAGGTGACATTATAAAAGAATTAGATAAAATCGAGAATAAAAAAGACAATAGATATGAAAATAAGAAAAATCAAATTCAAGGCTAAACGTCTTGATAACGGAGAATGGGTTGAAGGAGACTTGAAACATAGTACCAGTTATATTGGTATAGGTTATCCAAGTAGTGTATTTCCAGATGTGCCAGTAGTACACAGAGTTGATCCATCTACAGTCTGCCAGTTCACAGGGCTGACAGACTACGATGGTAAAGATTTATATGAAGGCGATATTATCTCTTTCTCAGATTCATACAACCAAGTGGTTTGGGAAGATGACTTATGTGCTTTTGTGTTGGTAGGTGTTGAAAGTCATAGTTATTATGTACATTGTGATATATTAAAAAATTGCCAATTTTATATTGTTGGAAACAAATTCGATAAAAATAAATAGTATGAAGAAGGTTTTATTTTTTGCACTAGCAGTTCTTATTGCTAGTTGCGGCAACAAAGGAACCTATGTTCCTGTAACAGATTCAGTTGATAATTTTAAAGTTGAAAAGCTTTTTAATGTTGATGGTGTAACTGTGTATCGCTTCTATGATTCTGGAAGAGAAGTGTATTTCACTAACAAGACTGACAAAATTTGCTATTATGATGCAGCTGAAGGGTTCAGAGTAGAAACTCTGTGTAACGAATAAGTTAGAGTTGTAACATGTTTTAAATAAAAGTATATGAAAGATTTTAGAGGTAAAGAACTCAAAGAAGGTGATATTGTTGTCTTCTTTGAATGCACAAGTACTAGAGCTGGTAGACTGATTGAAGCTCAGATCGTAGGAAGCTGCAAGCGTGGCGGGTATGACTGTGTTGAAATGAAGGTTCTCAGTGGAAGACAATATGGCATTGGCGACATTGAAGTACGTGCCGAGCATAATGTAGCTAAATTATAAATCATTATAGATATGAAAAAGTATATTGGAACAAAAGAGGTAATGGCAGAACCTATGTTAAAATCTGTCGCAGTAGCTAATGGCTGGGCGAGAACTTCAAATGATAAGGTTGACCTGGCAGGTTATCACGTACAGTACAACAATCCAGATGGAACAACTTATGACAGTTGGTCTCCAAAGGATGTTTTTGAGAAGTCGTACAAGTGTGCTGAGACATACGTAAACAGACTCTATATTGAGCTGGAAGATGTTGAAAGCCGCCATAAGAAATTGGCCGCATTCCTGGAAAGTGAGTACTTCCGCAAGATTAATGAAGAAGGCACTAAATTCTTGTTGACTCTTCAGAGTATGGTAATGACTCAATACTCTTGTATTTTGAGTCAGAGCATCAACGACAAGTTTGTTGGTGATCTTCCAGGAATGCCATTTGGAATCGCTATCGAAGCATTAAAGTTCGGATTACCAGTAAGACGTAAGGGCTGGAATGGTAAGGGCATGTTCGTTGTCAAGCAGGTTAGCTGCAATGTGGAAGGAGATGTTATACCTAAAATGCAATCATTGCCTCAGCCAGTCAAGAATATCTTGATGAAACGTAAGCAACCTTGCATTAATTATACATACCAGTTGCTTCTTGTACAGAAGTCTGGACGTGCAGATTCCTGGACCGCTTCTTCCAGCGATATTTTTGCTGATGATTGGGAGATTGTTATGGAGGAGTGATCATGTGCAAAGAGTCGTTGGATAGTATAGTTGCTGGAGACAAAGTTGTTTTGTCAACCATGAACAAGATGACTGTTCTCATAGTTAGCAGAACAACGAAAACGAAAATCATTTGTGGAAACAAAAGGTTTGCCAGAAAAGATGGTTTACCTACTCCACGGTACAGTTGGTGTTGCGAACACATTGTACCGTGGACCCCAGAACTACAAAAGGAAATTGATGAGGCATATAAGCGATCTCAGTTAAGAAAAGAGTTTGTTGAATGTCTGGATTATTTCGATGAGCTTCCTATTAATGTTATTGAACAGATTATATCTATATTCAAAGAACATAAGAAGAAGTGATTTTAAGTCCCAATATATATGGTCTGGCTATGTATATTGGGACTTTTTATGCAGTTTATGAATCTAGTGCATAAAAGAACACAAAACAATAATAATACATATATTAACTGTTATCGAATATTAATTATAGTTACTTAACATAAAATATAAGAACTTTATAGTTATTTTTCAAACCTAAATCAGTATCTTTGCACTATCAAGTTGAACCGCAGACGTGATGATTTATGAGTCTTATGCACAAAATTTTTATGCAGTAAAAATATAAAGCATTGACAATCAGACAAATAAACGGTGTGCAGTGAATTCCCTCCAGCTCCACCCTATAAGCAAATAAGCAGCTGATTTTTTCAGCTGCTTATTTTGTTTATAATATTCTGCAAACTTAGATGACGGTAATCCAGATACCTTCCCCTTGATTCTCCGCTGCCATGATGCGATTCATCAGACGATGGAGCCAGATACGGGAGTTCACCACCATACTCCTTACCCGGTTCTCGCCCACCAGAATGCAGCCCTGGGTATCATCGGGATAGTTGCCGGCATGGATGCGGATGCCCTCGAAACC